AAGATTAAATGTAGAGGAACTAGTTGGCGGTCTTTTAGAGGCCGCCATGGTTTCTCAAGGTATAAGTGAAAGACAGCATATTAATGCTCTCCGAAACTATTTCAATGAAGATGGTACACCCAAAACTCACACTTTTAATATAGGTGGTAAGGATTTGGTTGTACCTCTTTATATTTTAGCAGACCACTCATCTATTGGATTGGATGAACTAGATATTGAGTTCTCTTGTAGACTTATATTTGGTGATGAAGATAAAGAAGTATCCAGTCTTAAAAAATCTCTATTAGGGTTATTTAAGAAAAAAGGATATGAACACAATATCAAAGGTATTGAGGTTGATTCTGGATTTAATCCACATGAAACAGGTATGGCTAAAATAAAGGTTAAGTTTAAGGCGGATGATAAACCTGAAGCCGTAAGTAGATTAATTGATGAATATATCAAAAATCTAGAAGACCCAAATGTAAAGTAAATTAAAGGGAGAACATCGTTTCTCCCTTTTTTATATTTATGAATATGAAAAAACTAATAATCATAGTATTCTTATTTTGTATAGGTTTTGTTTCAAACGCACAAATTGTAAAACCTGATACATTACAATTATCTGCAAAAGAATTATTTGGAGAGAGCGATGACTGGAATGATGTGGGTATATTACAATCTTATATTGATTTTTCAAAAGATGTTCTTTCATCATCAAACTTATCAGTTGGTATAATAGGAAAGCAGGTATCAACTACTTTAAATTTAGGGTATAGCAAATCATCAATGAATGGTAAATGGGGACACTCATTTGCCGCATCAATAAATCCTATATGGAATTATTATGGAGTAGGTTATGGTTTTAGTAGAAATACCGATAAGAGAACAACAACGATACAAACATTTTATTCAACGGATTTTGATTTCCAAAAAGATATTAACATTTCATTTATAGATGTATTCAGAACTAAAAAGTTTGGAACATTTGGATATAGTTTAACGGCATCAAAAACATATTGGGATTCATATCAAGGTGAGTGGGAAGGAAAATATACGATTGATATCAATGGTGATTTTTTAGATTTGATTTATCCACAAATGCCAGCATCATCACAAACTACTTACAAAGGAATGTTAATGTACACATATACACTTAAAACAAAAAGAGTTAATATATCACCACAAATATTTGCTATGAGTGATATCTACAAAGTATTCAAAGATGGTACTGAATCAGATTTAGCATATTTGAATGATTTCAATTTGGACTTATATTATGGTACATCTATGGATTGGAAAATAACTAAAAGGTTTATATTAAACACCAATATCAGATATAACACAACTTGGGATAAATTATCAGAATCGGTAGGTTATAAGAAATCTAATCCAATTATGTTTATGATTGGTACGAACTTTCAATTTTAAGATATTTATATAAAAAATAGATATGTATGAAAAAATTATTAGTATTATTAGGTATATTGTTGATTACGAGTGGTGTAAGTGTAGTAACTGCGCAAACAATAGGAAGTACAAAGACGGAAGAATTTAAGGCGGATTTTGAAAAGAAAAGAGATATATCTGCTTATATGGATTATGAAGGACCTAAAAAGTACATACAAATTCTAAAGTGTGGTATTGGTGAAGAAGTGTACGAAATGTATCCTGAACTAAAAGAAAAGAGAGTTGGATTGGGTGTTGCAAACATCGTATTAGAATATTTGGATAATCTTAATAGATTCGAATTCACCGAAGATAAAACTGAAATCAAAAACAGAATGGTGCAACAATTCAAAGCATCAAACGCTGGAATTTCTGAAAACAAAATTAATGGTAGAGGAAATATTAAATTAGCACACTACTTTGTAGAAATTGAGGTGTATGATTATTCAGTATCGGAAGATGAAACTATCAACCTAAAGGATGGTATTAAAGATAATATGGTAACTCGTTTAGGTTTACAGGTTAGATTCACAAATGCAGAAACTGGAGCAATTATAGCAGCATCTGGTTTGGGTGAAGCAAAAACAACTAGACAATTAACATTAGTTTCGGATGCTTCAATAGACCCAATTAAGTTTAACCAATCAACAATTAGTATTTCAACTAAGAAAGCATTGGATGTAGCATGTGCAAACATTTTAGATAAATTAATTAAAAAGGGCGTATTCGCTAAGTAATAATATGGGAAGTGCAGCAAAAAAACCAAAACCAATGAGAAGTAGAAGAAGTGGTTTGAAGAAAAAGAAATTAATAGATGCAAATTTAGCAATATTAAATAAATTAAAATAGTGATTGAATTAAAATCAATATTAAACGAAGACCTCCGCAAATGGTTTGGTAAAGGTGGTGAAGGCTCTACTACTGGTGGTGGCTGGGATAGATATAATACTAAAGGAGAGAAAGCTGGTAAATGTGGAGATAGTGAGAAAGGAGATTCATATGCAGCTTGTTTATCAAAAGAAAAAGCAGCTAAGTTAGGTAAAGATGGTATTGCTACATTTGTAAAAAGAAAAAGAGCTGCACAATCCAAAGCAGGAGATGCTAAGAAAGGTGGTGAAAAATCAAAAGGTCAAAAACCAACATTTGTAAAGACAGGAGCTAGTGAAGGATTGGAAGAAAAGTGGAGTACAAAATATAAGAACTCAATCAATTGTTCTAACCCAAAAGGATTCTCACAAAAAGCACATTGTGCTGGTAAAAAGAAAAACGAAATCATGACAATAGAAGAAAAACTGGAATTATTCTTGGAAAAGAATTGTCCAACTGACCCAGGTAAATGGTCAGCATCTAAATCTGCCGCTAAAAAGAAATTCGATGTATATCCATCTGCGTATGCAAACGGATGGGCTGCAAAGAACTACAAATCAAAAGGTGGTGGTTGGAAAAAATGTAAATAATATGATAAAATTAAGTAGTTTATTAAAAGAAGTAAAAAAATCAAAAAAAGTTTCTTTTGAAGAATTTTTAAAAGATACCGTTTTATCTTATCCATCTAAGGGCTGGGATAAAAATGGAGATACATTGGTAGACATAACTTTAAAATCAAAACCAATGGCTAAATTTGATTATAAGTATTCCGTAAAATCGGTCAAGTTAGATGATTATATTAAAGATAGAAAATTAAAATTACCTATACAAATTAAGCAAACTATATACGATAAATTTTATAATAAATTAAAATAATGATAAGATTAAGTAGTTTATTAAAAGAAAAAGTTTCTAATGGTAAAGTAATTTGCGATAAGTGTGATTGGACTTGGAAAATATCCGAAGGTAGGAAACATCCATATACTTGTCACAAATGTGGAAACGATAATACTCCAATCAAAGAAGTAGAAGTTGCGCCAGGTCATGAAAACGATAGAGATATGGTTGTAGGTGTTGCTGAAATTATTCGTATGGTAGATGATATGAACAATAGAAAGGAAATAGCAGAGGCTATGTTAAGAAAATTCAAATCAGAAGATGTAATACATAATGCATCTGAATTCTTAACACTTTGTGGAATTTCTTCATAATTTCTTAATATTGAAATACCCTATTTAGAGAAACGATTACATAGTTATTGAGGAACTAACTTAAATGACTTTATGAAATCGTTTCTTTTATTATTGTTACTTCCATTTGTAACGTATTCGCAAGACACCCTATTTTCCAAACAATTATCAACGGTAACAGTCCGTTCGGCAGGCAAGAAATCCACCGAAGCAGCTGTAATAACTACAATTCGTAATTCATCCGTAGTTTCGGACGGAGTATCTATTGATTTTATTAAAAAAACACCTGACAGAAATGTGGGTGATGCACTTAAAAGAGTAAGTGGCGTAACAATACAAAACGATAAGTTTGTATTAGTAAGAGGATTAGCGGATAGATACAATTCGGCTTTATTAAACAAAACCCTATTACCATCAACTGAACCTGACAGAAGAGCATTTTCATTTGATATAATTCCAACATCTTTAATTGATAATATTATAGTTGCTAAATCGGCATCCGCAAATCAACCAGGTGATTGGGCCGGTGGTTTGGTGCAAGTTTCAACAAAAGAAGTATCCGATAACTTTTTTAATATCTCATTGGGAAGTGGTTGGGGCTCGGTTTCAACTTCGAAAGATTTCAAGTTAGTTCAACCTACTGATTTCCCTTCCACCTTCCCATCTACTTACAAATACAGAATTAGCGGAAATGGTGATAAAAGATTATTTACGAAACAATTTGGTAACCCAATGGTAGAAGGATTTACTTCATTGCCAAATTTAAATGGTGGATTATCAGCTGGATATAAAAAAGGTAAATGGAATGCATTATTAAGTTCTACAATTAGAAACTCATTTGTTTTAAACTATATTGATAGAAAAGATTATCAATCATCTACCGAATTAGCATACGATTATAAAGATACTTTATTTACAAAAAGATTTTCTGCAAATGGTTTATTAAATTTAACTTATTTAGGTAAAAATCGATATAGTTGGAAAACATTAGTAAACTATCAGTCCGATGATACATATCTAACCCGTAATGGTGATAATTTTGATAATATTCAGAACGTAAGAAGTACATCGTCAAATCATATTAATAACGTTGTAATTAATTCACAATTCGATGGTAAGATTAAAACATTAGATTTTAATTTAGGATACAATTACATCTTTAGAGAGCAACCCGATTATAGAGTTAATCCAATTACAAAATCATTAGGAGTAAACGAACCATACCAAACCGCATGGAGAGATACATATCGTTTTTGGAGTGTAATGGATGAGAACTCTTTTAATGGTAATATCAATAAAGAATTTGGTAAAGTAAAAGTAGGTGGTGGATACTTAAAAAAGATTAGAGGATTCAATGCTAGAGTATTTAGATATCAGTCAACTGATTTGATGGATGAAATTACAAACAATACGGATAAATACACAGCCGATTTTGATTTGGGTTCTCTTTACACAATGTATGATACTGAATTCGGTAAATGGAAATTAAACACCGGATTAAGAGGTGAGTATAATTTATTTGATGTATCAACCGCAGATTTTAGTGGACAGAAGGTAAATGTAGATAGAGAGTATTTGGATATACTACCATCCCTAAATCTTTCATACAACGAAGAAAAAACAAAGTATAGATTTTCATTAAGTAAAACATTAGCAAGACCAGAGTTTAGAGAAGTAGCTAATTTTGCTTATTATGATTTTGTAAGAAACGCACAAATATTAGGAAACTCAAAGTTAGAAAAATCTGACATATATAATGTAGACCTTAAATACGAATGGTATCCAAAGGCAGGTGAGAATATTTCACTTTCCTTATTTGGTAAGAACTTCATTAAACCAATTGAACAAATTGTAGCAGATGGTTCAGTTCCATCAAACTTATTATTAACTTATACAAATCCCAATTCAGCTATCCTATATGGTGTTGAGTTGGAAGTTCGTAAAAAAATAAATGGTTGGTTTGATTTCTACACAAATCTTTCGGTAATGAATTCCGAAGTAGAAGTGAATGGTATGAAAAGACAATTGCAGGGACAATCAAACTATGTGTTAAATGGTGGAGTGAATATACACAAAAAGAAAAATACTATCAACATAACTTACAATAGAGTTGGAGATAGAATATCAGCAGTAGGATTTCAGGGTTACCCAAACATCTTTGAAAATAGTAGAGATGTATTGGATATAACTCTTTTACACAAATTGAATAAAGGTGAAATAAAATTGGCAATAGGTGATGTACTTGCGCAACCATCAATCTATTATCAAAAGTTACAAAACCGAAATTTGATAAAAACAAACAACGAACAAACAATTTCATTAACATTAAATTTGAATTTATGAGAAAACTATTAGTAGCTATTTTAGCATTTGGATTATTGAGTTGCGAAAAAGAATTAGGTGGTGGTGATGGACCGATTAACATTCCAACATCAACTACACTTACCGGCAACATTAATACAACAACAACTTTAACTGCGGATAAAGTTTGGACATTGAAAGGTTATGTATATGTAACCGATGGAGCAAAACTTATCATTCAACCGGGTACAACAATCGTATCTGATATAGCTGAAAAGGGAGCATTGTGCATCGAAAGAGGAGCACAATTAATTGCGGAAGGAACTGCAACAAAACCAATTGTATTTACATCAGGTAGAGCAAATGGTGAAAAGGCACCTGGTGATTGGGGTGGTATTGTTATATTGGGTAGAGCAAAAACCAATAGAACATCAGAACCAACAATCGAAGGTGGTATAGGTAGACCATTTGGTGGAACAAACGATTTAGATAATAGTGGTGTTCTTCGTTTTGTAAGAATTGAATATGCAGGAATTGCAGCAATGCCAAACTCGGAAATAAACGCACTAACATTAGGTGGTGTTGGTAGTGGAACAATCATTGAGAATGTTCAAACTATCTATGCTAACGATGATGCATTTGAATTCTTTGGTGGAACTGTATCACCAAGAAACTTATATGCATTTGCAACCGCAGATGATGATTTTGATTTTGATTTTGGATTTACTGGAACAATTACGAATGGTGTAGCAAAGAGAGACCCACAATTCGTAGATAATGGTGATGCTGGAAATGGTGTAGAATGTGATAACGATGGAACAGGTTCAACTGCAACTCCATACACACATCCGAAACTTTATAATATGATTTTAGTTGGACCGAATGTATCTACCGCATTAGCAAACCACAATTTAGGTTTGAGATTTAGGAGAGCAACTCAATTCACAATGAAGAATAGTGTAATTTGGGGATGGATGAAAGGTGGTTTAAGTTTGGAAAGTAATGAAACTACACAATTCGTAAAAGATGGCGTTTCGGTATTTGAAAACAATTCAGTAGGAACATTTAATCCTACTTTAAACTTTATCAGTAAAGCAACTACAATCTTAACAAATGACCAATTGAAAACATTAGCACTTTCAAAGAGTAATAAAGAGATAGATGTGGTTATACCTGAATTAGATAAACCTCTATGGGTAAATGGATGGACTAGATTTCCATCAAAAGGTAATTAAAATCGAAAGGGAGGTAATACTCCCTTTTTTTATATTTATAGGTAACTAAATAATATACCTATGAAAAACTTATTATTTTTATTGGCATTTGTGCCAACACTAGCTTTTTCACAAGTTAGCAATTGGAGAACCACTCCATCACAACCACAAAGAAGTACTCCATCCGTACAACAATCAATTCCACAAAGAAACGATGTAAGTAGTTGGAGAAACGAATCACCTAGAGAGTATAATAGACCAACCAGAACAAGACCTGGTTCTAATATTATCGTAAGAGACCCATTCTTTAACGATTGGGGATGGGGATGGAATAGATGGAATATGTGGGGAGCACCTGGCTTTGGATGGAACTTTTGGCAACCATCATTCTATTGGAACGATTGGGGATACCGCCAACCTGCAAGAATTTATGTTTATAACGATGGTAAGAGAGATACAATTAGAGGTAAGAAGCCTGTAATTAGTTTTGGTATTCAGAAAACAACCGATAAACAATTGGGTGGGTTCTTTACCATTGGTAATAAGGGATATCTTATAATGGAATACAATTCAAGTGTTGAAAGAGATAATTCAACATTCTTTCCATATGGTAATATAACTCAAGTTGATTTTCCAATGGTTAATGATTTGATTCAACGAAATAGTTTTTATATCGGAGCTGGTAAACGAATAAAGAGAACCGGTGTTCACTTTATGATTGGTACCGTTTCCGAAGATGTAAAATGGAGAGGTAAAGATGATTTGGGATATATTACATTCCCAAAATATTTAGATAGATTTACTACTATGAAAGTAGGAGCGTTACATGATTTTAAAAATTTAACAATAAAGTTTGATTATGACCCGGTAATCAATAGCAAAACTTTTGGATTGGGGGTGAACTTCTAAATGAAAAAATGGATACTCTTTTTTCTGATAATTGTTATAACTTCATTCGCTCAAAAGGCGATGGGACAAACCTATACCCAAACCTATAAGGATAAATGTACTGGTGAAATTAAAATAGCAACCACTACAATCACAAACGGATTTGCAACGGTATCTTTCTATAATCAAATAAGAGTATTCTCACCACAGGAAGTAATGGCAGGTGCGGTTCAAGTTTGGATAACCGCAACTTATACGGCATATTCAACAATGGGGTGTCCTACAAATCAGGTAGTTCAACAAGCGGTAACTCAAGCGGCATCGGCTGCAGCATCACAAGCGGCCTCACAAGCTGCAAGTAGTGCGGCGAGTTCAGCAGCTAGTTCATCGGCATCTGCCGCTGCAAGTAGTAGTGCAAGTACAGCCGCGGCATCAACCCCACCACCAACATCGGCACCACCATCATCTGGTAGTAGTTCTACTCCACCATCTTCTTCATCGGGAAGTAGTAGTTCTGGAAGTAGTTCATCTTCATCATCTAGCTCATCTTCTGAAACAAAGACTGAAACTAAAACCGAAACCAAATCTGAAACAAAATCAGAGAGTAAATCGGAAAGCAAGTCTGAATCTAAAGAAGAATCTAAATCTGAAAGTAAATCCGAAGAAAAGAAAGAAGAATCCAAATCAGAGGAAAAGAAAGAGGAGAAGAAGGAAGAATCTAAAGAAGAAAAAAAGGAAGAAAAGAAAGAGGAGAAAAAATCTGAAAAGAAAAAAGAAGAAAAAAAGAAATCAGTAGCAAATCCAATGATGTTAGCTAGTGATTTAGCAGGAACGGAGGATATGGAAGGTAAATACGCTGTAATGATGAGTGTGGGTGTTTCCAAATCATCTCTAATGGGCGATAAATCATATTCAGCTACCGCACTTATTTGGAGTACGTTGGACCAATTTGCTTTGAGTGCTGGGGTTACAAAGATGGATTTTGAGGAGGGCAAATTAAATGCGATACATTCATACGGAACTACATTTGCTTACCTTAAAGGAACGCTTATGAACCTTAATGGGTACACGTACATTAAACCACATCCCAAATGGGGAACGATGGGATATAATGTGGGTGTTATTACTTTAATGATGCCAAAAATGGGTGGTAGTGGGTATGATGTATCTTTGAGTGCATCGGTAGTGGGATTTTGGATGAAACCATTTCAATATAATAGAAAGGTTACCTTAACTCCACAATTATTCGTAATGCAATCACCAATAGCGTGGAATACAATGACCGGAAATAGTTCGGTAAGTAGAACACCAGGAGCAATCGTTGGATTGGGATACGATTATAAAATTAGTAGAAGATTTGCTCTTTCAACATCTTATAGAGGTGCTATGACCTTTGAACCAAAGTTTAATTTAATGAACAACTTCCAAATTGGTTCAAAGATGGTATTTTAGAATAACTGAATATTTATACACATAAAACGAATATCTTATGAAAAAATTGTTGAATTTTAAAAATATTGCTATTGCAGCATTAATTATTTATGTATTATTACAATGGTTTAATCCAGGTGGAGTAATGCCGGGTGGAAGAACTATCAAAATCGATGGTAAAAAATATGAAGTATTAAAACATACGATTGATACTATCGAAGTTGAGAAAGTAAAAGTGGTAACTAAAAAAGGTGAAGATATTGTACATGAAGTAATTGATGTAGATACTTTGGTTCTTAAAGAATTAGTTAATGTGGATACCGCAGCACTTTTAAAAGATTATTTAGCAAAGGTAGTTTATAAAGATACACTAACTTTAGATGGTGGATTAGGAACTATCGCTCTTACCGATACTATCACAAAGAATAGAATTTTAGGTAGAACTTGGGATGCTAAAGTAAAAGAAAGAATTATCAAAGAAGAACTTATTGTTAAAGAACCTGCGAAAGCACAATTATATTATGGCTTGAATGCTGGATTTAATAAAGAAGATTATGTATCTGCAGTTGGTGGTGGATTAATTCTTAAAACCAAAAAAGATAAATTATATCAATTTAATTTAGGTGTAAACAATAGAACAACCGATGGAACTAATGGTGGATTCTCACCGTATGTTGGATTTGGTACATATTGGAAAATTAAAGTAAAGAAATAAAATGATAAAACTTACTAAATTAAACGAAGCATCAGAGGTAAAATTCAAAGAATTAAAACCCATTCAACAAAAACAGGTTGTGGCATTTCAAAGAGTAATTGGTGCAGACCATTCTCAAATTTTTTCTGGTATTCACGGAATGGTTGTGGATATTCCAGCAAGAGGTAATTTTGGAACTGGTTATCGTTTTGGAGCTGATACTCTTAAAAAGTTATTAGCATTAAAGATTCGCTGGGTTGAAGCAGATGGTGATGTAATTTCAATAGGATTCTAATATGAAAAGTTTAAAAGAAGCATTTGTAAAAGGTGTAACTTACGGAGGAACTGTTTGTAAAGGTGGTTGCTTTATGGGTAAGGAAGGTTTAAAGAAAATAATTAAAATATCCAAAGAATTACCTAATAATGTTTTCATGTTTAGAGATGACAACTATTCTGGATTACAACCACACTTTATTAAAAATGGTGTAGTTGCTAAAGCAAATACAATTGGTAATCCATCTTACGATTTGGAAAGACATAAAGTAAGAAATTTAAATATAAGTAAAGATGTAATTCTTTCTGTTAGATTATTTGAAGGAGTTAATGAATCTATAAAAGAAGCAAAATCAGATTACGAAGTATATCACAAATCATATACATCAGCTATAAATGCAGCTAGAGCATATGCAGAGAAAAAAGGATATGAAATAAATGACGATGATGCATTCAGACAAATAGGAATGGGCCCTCGTAAACCATCGGAAGGCAAGACTAATAAATTTAGTATTGAATTATCTAAAGATGGTAAGGTTCAAAGAAAGAAACTTCAAATTCAGGTTTATGGTATGAGAAACTCATATGAATTGAACGCATATATCCAATAAGAAATGAAACTTTCGGAATGTATTATTGTATCTAAAGAAGTTGGTGATAAGTTTATTCTGGCTAAAAATAGAGATAGAGCTTATAATCCTGAATTAGAAATTATTCACACTATTATAGATGGTGTTGAAGTTGCATATTTGCATGATATAATTACCGATTGGAGTGAAGGGTTGAATGAAAATGGAATTGGAGTTGTAAACTCAGCACTATTAGTTGGACATGATGAAGCTGAACATAAGATAGTTAAAAAAGGTGGTAAACCTGGACCTGATGGTGATAAGATGAGAAACATTATCAAACAACCAACAATCAAACAGGCATTAAAAGCGGCTATAACTTATAAAGGTAAGAGTGGATTATCCCTAAAAGGACATACATTTGTATCATCTCCAAAACATATGGTTAGTATTGAAACTACATCTAAACACAAACCAGATATTAAGGTACAAAATTCGGAATCACCGGTTGTTCGTACAAATCACGGACATATGTTCACCGATGCTGGATACACAAATGGTGAGAAATATCTATCATCTAAAATGAGAAAGATATCCGCTGAAAAATCAGTTGATAAGGTAGAAGATTGGAAAGAAATAGCAAACGCTATGAGAAAGGAATACTTTCCAAATAGACCACAATTGAATATGAAAAGAGATACCAAAGAGATGTCTACTTCTTCACAAACGGTAATGAATCTAACAGACCGTATATTACAAATTACATATTTTAAAGATAAAGTAAAGGAGTTTAAGGGTATAAACAATCAACTACCTAAAGATTACCAACCGAAGATAAAAATTGAGATAATAGAATTATAATTCCACTTTTTTCATAATACATATTTATAGACATACAAAAATACTAAAGTATGTCAACAGATTTCGAGTTATTTAAAGGAAAAAATCTAAGTTCTCTATTTGAGGACATTTATAACAACCAATTAAGTAAAAAACAAAAAATAAGTTCTTTAATAGAAGAATTAAAGAAGATGATAAAACATGCGGGCGATGTAGCCAGTATAGGGCCTATATTATCATCACTCATTGATAGTTCAGTTAAGAACGATGACCAGTTAGTTAAACTGGCAACCATTGCAACAAAAATTATAGCAGCAGAAAAGAAAACCGAAGGACAGGATGGATTCCTTACTGAATTTGAAAAGAATCAATTGCTTAAAGAATTAGAAGAAACTAAACAAGAAGTGGAAAGAGTAGATGATTTAGAATTTGAGTTAGAAGATTTAAAAAAGAAAATGAAGTAATATGGGTAACTTATTTGCAAATAGAATATCCAATTCTAGAAATATTAGAACTATTGGTACCGGTGAAGTTACAACAGAATTTGGTGTAGTGTATTCGGTAATATTGGATGAAACCCATCCAGATATAGCACAAAAATCCAATAAAATGGCATACATTGGGGCTATAAAATTTAGAGAATTAAATAATTTTACATCAAATGAATCGGAATTACCACTTGCTTTAAAACTGGATTCGAATACAAATAATTTACCAACTGTAAATGAAATTGTAAAAATTGTAAAAAATGGTGCTGGGATATTTTATCAGAGAATGTATCCTAGTGATAACCAAAATACAAATGCGGTAATTAATCAAATCAGTACAAAAAGAGAAGATAAGCAAGAAGATAAAGCACCAGAGGGAAATATACAAAATATCAGAAACGTACAAGCAACAGGTATTACTAAAACGAATCAAGATTTAAGTTCTAAATTTGATAAATTCGGTGATTATTTTAAGTTTGAACCTGGTATTCATAAATTAAAATTATACGAAGGTGATACAACTATTGAATCTCGTTTTGGTCAATCAATACGATTTTCTGGATATAACAATCCAGGTAGAGTATTTGCACCAACAACTATTATAAGAAACGGTGAAAATAGTATAAGTAAAGCATCTGGTCCTGATGTAACAACAACCGAAGATATAAATAGAGATGGTACTATCATAGCAATGACCTCTGGACAATATGAATTGGGATTTCAACCGGGAGTAGTTGATAAAAATGGCACATCTGATTTTGCAACAAAACCTAATAGTTTTGATTCATATCCGCAAAAATTAAGTGGAGACCAATTACTTTTAAATTCGGGTAGAATTATTTTATCTTCAAAATCAGGTGAGTTAATTTTTTATTCAAAAAAGAATTATGGTTTTATTTCCGATGGGGGATTATCTATTGATAATAAATTGGGAATAGATGTTACTGTTGGAGATGATATTTTTGTAATGACAAATGACAGAAATGTAAACTTTTATACTGGTAAGGGTTCAATATTTTTAGGAAATCAACAATTAGAACCTATGGTAAAAGGACAGCAACTTGTTGATTTACTTGTTGAATTATTAGAAGCAGTAGTTAATATGCAATTTTTAACACCAGCGGGACCTACAAAAATTGGACCAGAAAATAAACCAAAATTTGATGAAATATCCGGAAAATTAAATAATATTTTGAGTAAACAAAATCAAACTTCATAAATTATGGCAGAATTTTTAAATAATATTGTAAATAAAGAAATTTCAAATCTACCAATAAATCCTACGGAAGCATTGGGAAAGATACAAGATGCTTCAAATTTAGTCAACAATTTTAATATTCCTGGAATTCCTAAAATTGATAACCCTTTAAAGGCATTAGAAGGAAAATTGCCATCAAAAGAATTAGCTGATAAGGCAGCTGCCAAATATAAAGAATTACAAGATAAACTTAATAATCTTAAGAAAACAAAAGTTAATATTAAAAAACCAAAGTTGTTTAAGCCAAAAGAAGTACCTGTACCTAAAAAATTTAAAAAAGCTGAATTAGAAAAATTAAAAGGATTGACAACACAAGCACAAGGATTGGCATCTCAGGCACAAGGATTGGCATCTCAGGCACAAGGATTGGCATCTCAGGCACAAGGATTGGCTCAAAACGCTTTATCACAGGCACAAGGATTAGCATCACAAGCAAAAGGATTAGCATCACAAGCACAAGGTGCATTATCGCAGGTACAAAGTTTACAAACAACGGTATTATCTCAGGCTCAAAACATAGCGTCAAAAGGGCAATCGGCCGTAGCACAAATTGCAAAAGAAATAAATAAATAAAATGTCTTGGGAAATTTTTAAAAATAACGTACTTCAAAAATTATGTGATGCATCAAGAGTATCTAGCATAGAATACGTTGCGGATGTTTATGCAAAAGAATATGATGCGTGTGTAAAGAGAGGTGGAGATAGTATAAACCGAATTCCTATTTTAAAAGGAAATATTGAAGGTATGAAAACGGCATTTATTAGAGCACTTAATACCGGATTATCATCTACTGATGCATATGATTTAACAGGTGCAATGGGAGAGGGAGTAAAAATATATTGGACAGGTGCAACTTTAGTTACACCAACTCCACCATTGATAACCGCTACCCAAGCGGCGGCAGGTGCGGTAGCAAATATAACGGCTAATAGTAATTATGTTTCTGTTGTAGGGCAATGGAAGAATACAAATGCGGGTGCAAGTACGCCACCAACTCCACCCAATAGACAAAATAATCAATCAAATACGGCACCATCTAATAGACAAAATAATCAACAAAATCCGCCACCTGGAAATCCAAGTGGTAAAAAAATATTAATAGTTGGAGATTCTATTACGGTTATATCAAAGTATACTTGGTCAGGAATATTTCAAACACAAAGAAAGGATTTAAATATTGAGATACTGGCAAAAGGGGGAGAACAACTTACCGCTTGGATGAAACCTAATTTGGAAGCAAGACTGAAAACTAATAAATACGATAAAGTTTATATCTATGGTGGAGTAAACGATTGTTATTCTGGTAGAAAAACTCCGCAAATTTTAAATGCATTACAAAGTATGGTTGATACAGTTAGAGCAACCGGAGCGGAAGCAGTAGTGGTAACGGGATATGATTCTGATATCGATATGGGAGATAATTCAACAAAACCAACTAGATTAGTAAAAACAAGAGCTGAAATGGAAAAATTATTAGCAGAGTATAGAGTTTTTCAAAAATCAATAAACATTATAAAAAATGCAATAATTGTTCCAAAAATTTCTTTAGGTGTTATTGGAGATGGATTCCACCCGTCATATGCACAGGCCAAAAGATTATATGAACATATATCAAAATATTAAAAATGTCTAAAATTATACCAAACAATAGATGTGAACTTTTAGTAAATGATTTTATATCATTGGCTAAACAGCATCTACTAACGGTAGAAGGACAAGCCGTTTGTACTACTACATTTGCAAATGGTCTTACTTTACCAAGTGTTGCATCTTGGAGAGGATATGTATGTGAGCCAGAGCAACCATCCGTATCAATACCAGATGCACCGGCCGTATCTACTGGGTTTAAAAGTACTGGTGATTTGACACTTGCTGAAATAGAATATTACAAAGAAGATGTTGAGCAATTATTTGCAGTTGCATACCCAGCCGAAGTAGAAGCGGCACCAATTTATAATGGAGCAAAAACAATTAATACTGCTAATACTCCAAATACATCGTATGTTGCAAGTGGCACAGATGCAAGAAAGATTGCAGAAAATTATTTAGGTAGAAATATGTCAGATGAAGAATGGAGTAATTTTATTGCAGCAATCTTTTCAGAAGCAGGAAGAAACCAAACCGAAGAAGCATATGTAGCGGCTGCTATATTAAATAGGGTTAGAACCAAATTTACACCAGTAGGAGCAGGTAATACCAGATTTAAATTTGATACGGTTACGGATATCCTTTCCCAACAGTTTCAGTTTGAAGCCGTAACTGGTAGTTCTATAAATGGATTTAGAGCCAGTCCAAACTATTTAAACGGCCCTACTAGAAATATTGAAATATCAATATATGGAGCTATAAAAAATATTTTACCAAATGTAGATAAGAGAATTATAAACTTTACTTCTAATAATGATTGTTTGTACGTTAATTGTGATAGAGGTAATATTATTTATCAAAACGGAAAACCAGTTAGAATACGAGGAAGAAGTTACGATTATCTATTAAATTTGAGAAAAAAAGGAATTGTCATAGGTAGTTCTGTTTTCTCATTTTAGGATAAACTCAAAAATAATCAATCTAAATATTTATAAACATAACAAATCAATATTATGAATACTGATAAACTATTACAGGCCATACAAATCTTAATAAAAGAGGAATTAAAACAACAATTACCAACCTTAATTAAGGAAACTGTAAGAGCCGAAATGAAAAAACTAATATCAGAAGGAAAACAACCTACTAAATCAAAAAATACTGGATTATCAATGGCCAAAGCTATGATGGAAGATGAAACGATAGTAGAATCTATTCAAACCAAAGTAGTAGAGCAAAAGCAATTTAGTAAAAACCCAATGATTAATCAAATTTTAAATGAAACTGCAATAGCACCGGCTACCGGTGATGGTGGATTCAGAACAATGAATTTTGGACAAGCAGATATGGGTTCAATTGTAGGTAGAACTGCAATAGCTGATAAAATGGGATATGGTGATTTAGCTAGAGGACCACAGCCAACTGGATTGGGTGTTCAAACTGGTGTTGCCGAATTGGATAAAGCTTTGAATAGAGATTATTCTGAACTTGTTAAAAGATTTAAGAAAAAATAATGGCAATAATAGTTGGGCAATATATCGTAACAGGGAATAATAAAAATGTTCAAGATTATGCATATGGCATAAAATACCCATATGCTATGACAAATAATACATTTGAATTGGCATATGATAATATAACTCAACTTAAAACGAATTTAAAAAATTTATTATCAACAAAAAGAGGAGAAAGAATTAATCAACCACTTTTTGGTTCTAATCTACATCAATTTATTTTTGAGCAACAGAGTGAAGATTTGAATAATAAAATTTTTAATGAAATAGAAAGAACGATAGCGTTCTGGATTCCGCAGGTATCAATTTCGCAGATAGAAGTAAGTTCTACTCCAGATATGTTAGATAGAGGAGAATTGGAAATAAAAATAACTTTTCAAGCGGATTATAATAATCAGTTATTTGATGTAAATTTTAAAGTAAGAAGCTAACATATGGCAATAAATGTTGTAAATAAGAATTTTAAAAATAGAGGAAAGGATGTAAAATATCTTAATAAAGATTTTGAATCCTTTAGAAGTGGACTCGTAGAATACGCAAAAACATACTTTCCTAAAACATATAATGATTTTAGTGAAGCATCGCCAGGTACAATGTTTATTGAAATGGCAGCTTATGTTGGGGATGTTCTTTCTTATTATATAGATGATACATTTAAACAATCATTAATGCTATATGCAGATGATATACAAAGTGTAATTCCTTTAGCAAGATTTTTAGGATATAAACCAAAAGTAACATCACCGGCTGCTGTAAAATTATCGGTGTACCAACTGGTACCGGCAATAGGTTCTGGAGTAAATAATAAGCCGGATGAAAAATATTATTTAAGAATTAAATCGGGATTACAAGCTACATCATCTAATGGAATAAATTTTATAAGTTTAGATATTATCGATTTTTCTCAAGAAATTGATAGAGAAATTACTGTTTATCAAAGAGATTCTATAACCGGAGAACCAACGTTTTATTTAATTAAAAAATATGTAGATGCAATATCTGGCAACGAAGTTGAAAAGATAATAGACTTTAATTCATATACACCGTATCAAAGAATATTGTTACCGGAATCAAATGTGATTCAAATATTAGATGTAAGAGATTCTAATAATAACAAATGGTATGAAGTTCCGTATTTAGGACAAGAAATGGTTTTTATTGAGCAACCAAATATAGAATCAAAAGATCCTGATTTATATCAGTTTAAATCATCTGTTCCTTATATTTTAAAAACAATAAAAACGCCTAGAAGATTTACAACCAGTATTAACACCGATGGTACAACCTTAATACAATTCGGCGCAGGAGACCCTTCTGCATCCGATGAACTATTAATACCTAATCTTAAAAATGTAGGTCTTGGATTGCCAAACTCTATTAATAGATTGGAAGAATCTTTTGACCCAACTAATTTTTTAAAAACAAAAACATACGGTACATCACCTGCAAACACAACAATGACGGTTAAGTATTTAATCGGTGGTGGAGTACAATCAAATTCACCAGTGAATTCAATTAATTCTATAAGTAGAATAGAATTTGATGAGGATATTACATCATTTTCAACAACCGAACTTTCGTTATATATTAAAATGAAAAGTTCAGTTGCAATTGATAACGATGTACCTGCGTATGGTGGTAAAAACGGTGAAACTATTGAAGAAATTAGACAAAATGCATTAGCAAATTTTGGTTCTCAAAATAGAGCAGTAACCACAAAAGATTATCAAGTAAGAGTATTATCGATGCCACCAAAATTTGGTGCTGTTGCTAAATCTTACGCAACCGCTGATGGTACGTTGGATAATAATTCTCCGGCCTCTATATTGGCATCTCCAAATAGTTTGCAAGAATTTACCGATTTGGTTATGAGTTTTGTAAATAAACCAGATAATGAAGAACCGGATGTTGCTAGTGTTAAAGAAGATATTACAAAATTTTTAATTGGTAAAACATCAAATGAAAATGAAAAAAATAATCCATTTGCAATAAATCTATATTTGTTAGCATACGATGTAAACGGTAATTTAACAGGTGTAAATAGTAATAGAGCTTTAAAAGAAAACATTAAAACTTATTTGAATGAATATAAAATTCTTACAGATGGTATTAATATTTTAGATGGATTTGTCATAAACATTGGTATAGATTTTGAAATTATTTGTTATGAATCATATAATAAAAGTGAAGTATTGATTAATTGTATTAATGAATTAAAAGAATATTTTATAATAGATAATTGGACTTTTAATCAAACTATTAATTTAAGTGAGATTGAATTGTTACTTGCTAACGTAGAGGGTGTACAATCAGTTCCTATGATAAAAATAACTAATAAATGTGGTGATGAATATACTCCACATTCGTATAATATTGATGCGGCAACCAAAGATAAAATTGTTTATCCATCATTAGACCCTTCGGTTTTCGAAGTAAAATATCCAGATAAAGACATTAAAGGTAGAGTAAGATAATGGCATACTATTTTTTAACAGCATCAAAAGATGCAGCGATATATCTCCAACAGCCCAATCAAAATTGTGGCTTAGATGAAGTAATGGAAATAAGTAAAATTTACTATGGAAATATAAAAGATATTTCTAGAGCTTTAATAAAATTTGAAAATGGATTTGTATCAAAATCAATAGCAGAAGGTTCAATGAAATTAACTGAAGCTACTCTAATATTAAGAGAAACTGAAAGTGAAGAAATTCCTTTGGATTATACATTATATGGATATCCAATATCTCAAAGTTGGCAAATGGGAGTTGGGACTAGGTTTGATGGTGTAACGACACAAGGAGTTACGTGGAATTATAGAGAAGGTGATTCTAATTTAGATTGGTTACCAATTGGTGTATTTTCTGGAAATGCAACTGGCTCATCTCAAGGCCAGGGTGGTGTTTGGTATTCTTCACCATCTACAAACCAATCATTTAGTTACCAAACCGCAGATATTCATATGGATGTTACATCTCTTTTGAGAGCATGGAATAGTGGTTCTATAAAAAATGAGGGTATGGTAATTAAACATTCCGGTGAAGTAGAAAATAATACGGAAGATTACGGTATAATAAAAGTATTTAGTAAAGAAACTAACACGATACATCAACCAAAGATTAGAGTAGGATGGGATGACCAATTGTTTGTAGTGGGTTCTTTATCACCTTTAACAAGTGATGATATTGTTGTTAGTGTGAAGAATTTTAAAAAAGAATACAAGTTAGGCACTAATCCTAAAATAAGAGTTTTTGGTAGAGAGCAATTTCCTTTAAAAACTTTTTCAAATTCATTTGCGTATAATACAATAAAATATTTACCAACATCATCATATTATCAAGTAAAAGATTTCCATTCAGAAGATATAATAATTCCATTTGGAGATTATTCAAAATTAAGTTGCGATACTAGTGGAAATTATTTTAAATTAAACTTAAGTAATTGGGAGCCAAATAGGGTTTATAAAATTGAATTTAAAATAGATAGAGGGGATGGTGATGTGAAATATTTTGATGAAGATATTACATTTACTGTTCTAAAAAATTAATATGATAAAAAGTGGATTAAAGAATGAGGATAAAGTTAGTGAATTACTAATTAGTGGTTCTTTGGCGATTAAGACAAAGAATAATTCAGGTGTCCACATATTTGATGATAAAAATTTAGAAGCTGGTATAATTTTTGGTAAACTTACAAAACCAAAATATGATGAGAATGAGGTATTAAAATCTATCGATACAACAATCATAGAATTATTACCAATAGAACCACCGCCGTTAGATGATACCGTTCCACGTCCGATATATAATGAAGCAACTCAATCTATAATAGATTTAACCGAAGAAGTTACTGAATTGAATACAATTGTATTGGATTTAACTGCAAAGGTTTCTGAATTAGAAATAGTAACACAAAGTTTAAGAATAGAAGTTGATAATCAGAGTTTAAATGCAGCACAATCACAAAACAATGCAGCACAAATTGGGTTAAAAATAGAAACATCGGTAGTAGACCTTTCAAATGCTATTCAAAAAGCAACATCAGAAGCTATACAAAGAGCATCATTGACAGCAAGAATTGCTTCTTTAGAAGAACAAAATAGAGAATTGAAAGAAAAGCTAGATGGTAAAGATGCGAAACTTGCGGAAGGTTCTAAAGTTGGAATGGATGTATCTCTTAAAGTTATCAAAAAAGGAGAGGAAGGTGGAGATGATATTTTATTCAATTCAAGAGCAAATGCAAAAGGTGAAGTTACTTGGATAAATGGTCCTGACGTTGAGGTATATAATTTTTCAAATGAAAGTATAACCGTTTCATTTGAATCGACTGGAGAAACCGGAGATGCTTTAGAAAAAGTAGCATCTGTTACACTTGAACCTAAAGCAAAGAAAATAATATTACTAGCGCCAAACAAGGGAGCTGTTAGAGATAAAACACCTGCTAAAGCGGTTGGAACTAGTAGGGATAAATTATATAAAGGTTCATTTATAGCAAAAACTAAATCATCAACAGTTACATTGACCGTTGGACTACAAAAACAAAGAGGTAATAAATTTGAAGGATAATGGCAATAAAATCATTTAAAGAAATAATTGAAAATAAGGGGTATAGACTAAACCCACAAGACAGAAATATTTTTGAAGAATCTGATATACAATCTTTTTTTGGTATTAGTGAAAATGATTATATTGAGTTTGTAATATACGATGCAAACGATAATCAATTAAATCAAAAAAATTATGGTGGCGTACGATATATACCTTTAACTGGTCAAAACATTAGAGATTATTTTTTATTAACCGAAGGAACTTTATTTCAAAAATATAAATTCCCATCGGAATATTTTATAGATGTAAATCGTTTAATAAAAGAAGCCGGATATAATTCAGGTATTTTTAAAACACAAATTACATTAATTAACAAACGATTGGGCAGTGATAAGGAATTTGATAAAGTTTGGATTCAAGAAATTTCTCCATCAAGAACGGAGATACGCGTTTTAGTACACAAAAAGGGAATAGATTTATTTTCAGAACTTGGGCAACAATATAACGCATTTGTTAATGATTTGGAATTTAGAGATGATACGATACGAACTATTTTTGAGTATATCGAAAAAATTAATCCATCAGTTATTAGTACTTATTTGAAATCAACATATTCTGAAAAATGGGTACAAAAGCTTGTGCAAGAATATAATTTAAAAGATTTAGATTTATTTTGCACTCAAATTTATAATAAGTTCATGGAATCTACGATATATGAATTTACAAACCGAATATCTGATATCAATGATATTAATTATGGAAAACCAAAAGGTGTTAAAAACAGTATAACCCTATCTAAAAATGATATAAGAAAAATATGTGAAAGAATTTTGGTAAATGTTTTGCATAAATTTATGTTAGTACCTAATGTATCGTTTGGTTCTAAAGTAAATCAAACAATACAAAGTATGGATGAAGTTGAAAAAATAATTCAAACAAAGACATCAGATTTACAAATTGATACAAAAATACCAGAAAAGAAAATAGCGGTTATAATAAAAGAAACACCACCGGAAGAAGTAATTAAAGAAAAGGCAATTAAAGATGTGATATCGGATGTTATTAAAGACGATATCATAATACCAAAGACTGATATATTGCCTGCAGATGAAGTTGGTGTTTTACCAAAATTAGAACCACCACAAGAAATTGTTGTAGAACCTAAACCTATTGGCGCTCTACGAGGAATTTTCAGAGGCAGAGGACGTGCGATTGATAATCGTCAGGCAGAAGGAAATAATAGAAATTCATTTGATATAATGGATTCGGTACAAAATAGGATTTTAGAATAAAATATTTATATCCAAATGGCAAGATTAAATGACGATAGAATAGAACAATCGGATGAGCTCATAAAACAACAATTGGAGCAGAATGTAACATCGGTAGTTGATACTTTACAACCGGTTGATGCTGTTATTTTGCCTGATGGTAAGCCAGCCATTGTGAATAATAACAATGATATTGTACCAATAGGCGGACAAAATACAGCTGGCACTATAAATCAGGATGGTAATCTTATTTTTATTGTCAATTCAAATGAAAGTGGAGCTACACTATTTGTAAATGGGGAAAATACATTTAAAACAACTCCTACAAAATTATCTTATACTTTAGGTGATATTTTAAAATTAGGACAAGTATTAATTACTTCTCAAAGAAGAGATGTATTTGCAAATGAAAGCTATAGAATTACGGTTGTACAAAATCCTAATTTTAGCGATACAACGTTTAATAATTATGAGCCGATATTAAAAAATGTAGACGGATTTTTATCGGTTGAACCTGATGCTAAAAAGGCAATTTTTACAAAAACACCACCTTATTCTTTTAAAATAGAATATTATATTGGAGATGTTTTACAAAATTCGGATATAACTTTTGATAATCAAAATGTTAGAGATTTATCATTTAATTTTCCGAAAAATACAAAACTACCAGTTGTACCCGTTGATGATGTTGCAATAAAAACACCTACGTTTAATTTAGTAGTTTCCGTTACCGGTCCAAATAGAGCGATTAATATAGAAAAGGCGGATGGTAGTGAACGAAGCTTGTTGAATAGTGGTAATACTGCAATTATCGCAGATTCTGGCGCAGATTTTGTAATATCAAGTGCGAACCCAGGACTTTATAGAGTTTTAAATGCTCAATATATTCCAGAAAATGGTAAAGGTACACCTGTTATAGCTGAAACTGGTGAAAATTTAGTTTATAGATTTACATTGACCGCCAATTCAGTTTTAAATGTAGAAGTTGAAGAAATAACTATAACCGAAACTACAACACCTTCACTTTCTATTGTAACATCTGATTCTTTATTAAAATATAATATTAATTCAAAAGCAGATTTACCTTTAGTTGTAAAGGCAAATGGAAATGTAACATCTATAACCGCTTACGTTAAAGATAAAGAATATACTTTTACAAAGGATAGTGCACAGAATGAAACGTTGATAATAATTCCTGGTTCGGCGTTTGATACGATAGGAAATTATAAATTAATATTAGTTCCTAAAAATGTATCAATCGATGGTAATCCATTGGAATTATCGATACCGGTATTTGATGAGGTGTTTGTTGGTGTTCCTGATTTAAGAAACATAGTATATCCTAAAGAAATAGTAGGAGCTGATTATTCTGGAACAAATGTTGATTTTCAAATATCATATGATTCCGTAAATACTGATTTTGTTAGAATATATATTAATAATTCTACCGGATATTTCAGACAAGCTGCGGGTGGTAATGTCAGTTTTAATTTTCAAAAACTTCTTGAATATATTAATTACGATACTTCTGCAAATGATAAAGTAATTAGTATTATTTTAAAACTTGTCCCATATAACATAAGTGGACAGAAAGAGGTAGTTGGTAAAGAAGAAACAATTTCTATTAATTTCCAAAAAAGTGATTTAGAGATTCCTAGAAATGTTGCAATTAATAGAATTGCTGAAGGGTTCTTAAATCAACTTGAATCAAAAATATTTGATGAAGAAACAAATAAATATCTTACACATTTATTACATTTAGGAGATGCTAACAATAAGGTAATAACAACTTGGTTGGGTGATAGAAACACTTTGATTTACAAGTTATACGAACCACTAGAAACATCAATACAGCCAAATCAAGAGTTATGGGTATCGAAAGTTATTTCAACACCTATAATTGAAACCGTTACTATTGTTGGTGAAGAAGAAATTACCTGTAATACATTAAGAGGGCCTAATTTTTCTTTACAACCAGATAATGGAATAGAGTTTCAGATATATGATACATTGGTAGCAAGTGGTTCGGTAAGTTCTACATCACTTGTAAGTAATTTTGCATTAAAGAATGGTATTGATACTTCTAAAATAACAATCCAATATGCAAGCGGTTCTGAATATTTGTTTGAAAACTTTATAAACTTTAGTTCGGCAACGGAAAGAGTTGAAAATTTTGTTTATAAGGTAAAATTATTGGAATATTATGATAGTAAAATATCAGAATTAAGTTCAAATTCTATTGGTGAAACAAATGAGAAGAAAAAATTTGAAAACGCATCGGTAGAAATTAAAACTAATTTCGATGGATATGAAAAGTATTTATATTATACAACAAACGAAGAATCAAATGGATTAGCATATCCAAAAACCAATCCATCATCATCTATATTAATTAATACCACGTCATCTTTATTTACGTTGTGGTATGATACTGCGTTGGATGCATCTATTGTATTCGATAAATACAATCCAAATAAAATTAGTAATAACATACCGGAATACATAATAGAATCCGAAGAAAATAAGGAATTTGTTATCTTTATGGATATGTTAGGACAGCATTTTGATGCATTGTGGATTTACATTAAATCATTATCCAAATCCAAAGAATTATATGAAAACTCCTTATATGGAATTTCTAATGATATGGTAATACATATTTTAGAATCTTTGGGGTGGAATTCTAAACGTGCATTTGATTCTAACTTTTTATGGGAATATGTATTTGGGCAATATCAGGATGGACGTCAAAAATATTCCAAATCATTAAAATCTGCAAATGAAGAAGTTTGGAGAAGAATATTAAATAACCTTCCATATATTTTAAAGCATAAGGGAACTGGTAGAGCTATGAAAGCTGTAATGGCTTGTTATGGTGTACCACAATCTATGTTGACTATAATGGAATTCGGTGGACCACAAGACCCGAGTAAAGGTGGTAGTACACAATTTACATTTGATGATAGAACAGCGGCTTATTATTTAAGTGGGAGTTCATCTGTAAAAGTTCCTTGGGTAAGTTCTTCTTTGACAAACGATTATCCAAATTGTATAGAGTTTAGAATTAAACCAGATACTTTACCAAACACGGTTTATACATTGATATCCGGAAGTGAGTGGAGTTTGGATTTAGTAAAAACAACCGGTTCATTTGGTAAATTGGAATTAAACTTCGGTGGTGACCAGGCGTTAGCTCCATACTTTGCTCCTACTGGACCAAATACACCGTATATAACATCAACAATAATTTACGCATATGGTCCTGATTATAAAACAGGAAGTTTAGATTTTCCAATTTCAACCGAACACTATTCAAATGTTGTAATCAATAGGCATAATTATCCAGGTTCAACTTCATTATTTGAAGTATGGTTGGGAACATCCGATGGTGAAAGAATTATAACATCGGTGAGTATGTCTATATTAAGTGAAGATACTCAATGGGGAACTGGTTCTTATGTACAAATTGGTGGAAACGGATATAAAGGAAACGTAGATGAATTCCGTCTTTGGAAAGTTCCTTTACAACGAAGTAAGTTCAATAATCATACATTATTTCCAGATGCAATAAATGGTAATTCATATACAGCTTCTACTGAAGATTTATTATTCAGATTAGATTTTGAATATCCGAAAGATAGGAATATTGACCCGTATATTAAGAATGTGGCAATAAATGATACATATGGGCATAATTCGGCAACTGCTAGTTTTACTTATGTTGCACCAAATTATCCATATCAACATACTCCATACGATAGAACGGTAACAGCAACTGTGCCATCTTTAGGATTTGGATATTCTAATAAAATTAGATTTGAATCTGCTTCTTTAGTAACTGATTTATCATATAAAACTAGAGCAACTAAAAAATCATTTGACCAATCACCAATTGATTCCAACCGTTTAGGATTATTCTTCTCTCCTATTAAAGAAGTGAATATGGATATCCTAAAAACTTTTGGTGATTTTAATATAGATAATTATATTGGTGATTATAGTGATGAATATAAAGATGAATATCGTACTTTATCAAAACTTAGAAATTATTATTTCCAAAGAATGGAAAGAAATATTAATGAGTATATACAATTGGTAAGATACATTGATAAATCTTTATTTGATGTATTAGCAGATTTAGCTCCTGCAAGAGCAAAAATATCTAAAGGATTATTAATTGAACCACACTTTTTAGAAAGAAGTAAAACTAGATGGAATAGACCTTCATCGGAAAGAAATGACCACGAATCGGCTATTTCATTAATGGATACAAATCAGATTGATTCATCATATGAAGTAAAAGAAGGAGAATTAAATAATCAAGATATAGCAACACTTGAAGGTAATTTAAATAATTACGATGGTATTGTGAATGCAGGTGATGTTTACGAATTAGAGGGTACTAATCCTAATTACGAAGGATTGGTTGACTATAATGTTACCGATATGCTTGAAGCAGATGCACCTTTCTTTGATACGTTTATACAGGCATTACAAACCGGTAGTAACATTGTAGCGGAAGTTGATTCATTTAATTCTATACAAATAGGAATGGATAGAAATTCATTGGAAAATTTAGGATTTGGATTGTACGCTAAAAATGGTAGTGCGGTTGTAAGAACGTGGGATGGATTATTTGGTAATACCGAAACAACCGGAAGTAGAAAAAGTGTATTTTTAGTAAAAGAACAAACAACCAAAAAAATATCAACACAAATAGCAGGATATCCAGTAAATGGTGCATCACCTGGAGACCAAGTTAGATACCAAGATGTTCCAGTAACTTTCGATAATTATAAAGTTTCAGTTCAACCGTATGGTGGTAGTGTCACATTAGGAAATGGTGTTGTAGAAGCTACAACAATCAATGGATATTTACCAACACACTATAAATTTAAATTTATGCCGGAAGGATTGAAGCGTTCATACTTTAAAGGTTCACAACAAACCGTATCAACAACACCTGATGGATTATCTCCGGTAGAAACATTTACAACTAATCCTAACATACTTAGAGTGGCTAAGACTGGTAGAGGTAGTGGTGAACCGATACTTGAGGTTGATTAGAATTGAAAATACTAAATGGTTATATTTATTTTAGAAATAAAAGCATAAAAACAATATCAAATGGCATATTTAGATAATACCGAAATTACCGTAGATGCTATCCTTACAAAAAAAGGAAGACAAAAATTAGCATCGGGTCAGTCTTTGAATATCACAAAGTTCGCTTTGGGTGATGATGAGATTGATTATACATTATATGAGCCAGCACACCCAAAGGGTTCGGCTTATTATGATTCAGCAATCAGAGCTATTCCTATTACGGAAGCTAGTCCTGATGAAACTCAAATATTGAGATATAAATTAGTTACCCTTCCAAAAGGAACTACTCAAATTCCAACTGTAAGATTGGGTGTACCTTCAATTAGTGTAAACCAAACCGAAGGTGGTGTAGGATTAACTCCAACAACATCTCCTGCCGGAAATTCAAATGCAGGATATACGGTTGTATTGGCAGACCAAAGAAGTGGTACATTAACAGTGACAAGAGGAGCAACCGGAACAGGTACTGTACCTGTATTCTTGGGTGAAGAAATTACAACAACTGCACAAGTGGTAAGTGGTTTAGAATTCAGATTCACACCAAATCCAAACTTGACAATTGATATTTCAACCACATTGACAGTTTATGGTAATGAAACCGGAGGGTCTCAAACTATACCTGTAACAGTAATTTATAAAGCATAAAAAAATATAAAAAATGGCACTAGTAAATGACCCAAATATAACGGCCCAAATTGCATCGTTAGCAAATACGGGTACGATTGATACAAACCAAATAGTGGCTATACTTAACACCGTTTTACCAGCTGGTCAACAAATTGCAACAAACGCCGGAGTTACTACCGGTATTTATAAAAGATTTGGTGATTTTGATAAAGTAAACGCAAAAGTTGAGATAGTTACAACGGGATTATGGACAAATGATTCAGGATCCCTAACCGCATTCTTTACATCTTCACAAGCAGATGCACAGAGTGGAAAATATTACTATAACGTATATGATTTAAATCCAGTAAGTAGTGATGTTGAAGAAGTTCAATTTGCAGTAGCTTATGGACACGTTGATGGAAGTGGTTCTGTTGACTTAGCAACCGATGATAACGCGTTACTATCAACTAAAGCTACATACGCACAATATAAAGCTATGTTGTTAGACCCAACTGATGCAAAATTCTCTTTTGAAAATGCATCTGGTATAGAAACTGATTGTAATGGTGTTTACATCATAAATGTAGCTAGAAATAGATTCAGAGAAAAAATGGATGCAGGTAACTGGTCATTAACTCTTTCTGGTTCAAATGGTAAATTTACTTTTATCGATAATAGTGGTAAGAAATTTGGTGATGATTTAGGATTAAGTGGTAGAGTGTTTAAAGTTGTATCTGGTTCTTTAAATTTAGGAACACAAAGTGAAGCAACAATAAAAAATACCGCAGACCCATCAACCAGCGAAGGATATGGTTTATTTTATCCTGATAGAGGTATAATCGTTTTAAACGCTAAATCAGTAGGTACTGTGGTTGGTAGTGTTTGGAATGAAGCATTGCAAACTGTAGGTACATTAATTCCTTCGGATTCAACTGCAGCAGATATGTACAACCATAAGAGATTGTATTACGCAATTAAAAATGGTAAAGATTTTGAAGCACGTAGAACTGAAAACATTTCTACTCAACATTTCTTTGTAAGAGCAACGAATAGAGAATTTAACTATTCTAACAATCCTACATATATTGATGCGGATGGTTTCTTTGTAGAAAGTACATTTGAAAGTGACCCACAAACGTATGTTACCGCTGTAGGTCTTTACAATGACGCAAATGAATGTGTGGCAGTAGCTAAAACTTCTCAACCAATAGTTAAATCTTTTGATAAAGAAGTATTAATAAAAGTTAAATTATCATTCTAATATTAGTTTGATAAAAAGAAAGCACCCCCCTTTATAGGGGGTTTTTTCTTTATAGAATATTTATAATAAATCTAAATAGATGTTAAAGGATATACCAAAGTCCGATATTATAGTAAGACCTATAAAAGTTTATAAAGAGTGGAGACTTGATGAAAACGATATATCACCGATATATGCCACAAATCCAAATAATACTTTTGTAGATGTTGATAATGACCCACAAAGTCAGGGTATAGTTAAAAAAGTTTTGTATTCTTCAATAGAATCTCAATTTTATAGAAATGCGGATACCGCATCAGTATTATATGAAGTGGGAAATAGAAGGTCCTATGCTTCAAAAGATGAAAGAATTTTAGAAGATAATATTGTTGTATTACCAATACCACAACCATTTTATGGAGAAGGTATCAAAGTTGGAACTGTAACTCTAACCGATAATACAAATAATAACATATATACCGATGATGGATATTCTAATTTAATAGATTCTGGTAGTAATATTAAAGGTAATATATTTTATGACAGAGGTACTATTGTTTTGGCCAAAGATGTAACTGATGGTAGTACATTGAGTAGTTTCTTTTTAGATTTTCGTTCAACAAAGACGATATTTGAAAATGAAATTTTAATTAATGTGTTGGAAAACGAATTTAATTACTCACAAAACCCTTCGGCGGTTTATGAAGATGGCGGAAGAAAAATATCAACAAATATTCAAAGACCAGGCTCATATAGAGTTGGTGATATAGTATCCACTACATTCTATGACCCGGGTATTAAGTGGGTTAGAAATAAAAAATATCCGTTTACATCAGAAATTGATACAACGAAAATGGGTAGTTTTGATGACTATTTGATTTCTGGTTCAGTAGACCCAACAGGCTCATATCTAGCACCTTATATTACAACAATTGGGTTATATGATAATGAGATGAATATGGTGGCTGTAGCTAAATTACCCCAACCAATTAAATCGTTACCTGATTACCCATTAAACTTTATTATTAGGTTTGATACTTAAAAGAATGTTACTTAATATTTATTAGTAAATAAACAATATATGTCAAAATTAGTAGACTTATTAAATAATAGCGCACCGGCAACCTCAAAGGCTAATACCAAAGGTGTTGATAAAACACCAATTGATGCACAAAAAGAACCTTTTGCAAAATCAAAAGATTTAGTAAACAGTGATTTAACAAAGCCAAGAGGTGGTGAATTTGGTTCTTTTCCAGGAGCACCTGCAGGGTTTAAGCCAGCTGGATACGGACCGGGAGAAAGTGCATATTCTAAAAAAGTGCCAAAAAGATAATCAATGTCTTGGAAATTTAAGGGAAATATTGTTACAGAAGAAAACACTCCAGAGGGTGCGATTGGGTTTGTCTATAAAATTGTACATACTCCTACTGGTAAATTCTATATTGGTAAAAAATCACTTACTTCAACTCGCCGTTTGAAACCCTTAAAGGGAAAGGTTCGTAAAAGGGTAGTAAAAAAAGCTTCCGATTGGGAGAAATACTATTCATCAAACGAATGGATTAAGAATGAAGTAAAAGAAGGTAGAGGTGAAGATTTTGAAAGAGAAATTATTCAATTCTGCTTTAGTAAAAAATCACTTACATATTGGGAAGTTTGGTGGCAGTTTAAATTAGATGTTTTGGCTGATTCACAATCTATTAATGAAAATTTAATGGGAAAATTCTTCCGAAAGGATATATATTAATAAACATACGTTATGACAATTACTCAAATTTGTAAAAAATATGGTATCTCCGATTCATATTTAAATTCAAAAGATGATGCACATTCTATTGCGGCAACATCACTTATAGACCTTAAAGCTATGGTTCTCGAAAACAAACCTAGAGAAGAAGTAGCCAATAAACTTCAATTTTTAGCCGATTTTCTCATTGATGTTAAAAATTCTTATGGCGGTTAATTAAATTTGGTTATTTCCCAAGAAAGTTGTATATTTGTATAAGTTTTTGTGGATATAACCTAAATTATGTTATCGGGTAAGAATAAATTAAAAATAATCAATATATTAGACTCCGCATTGGGAGTAGGTTCATCCTTAAAGGGAAATGAGCAGGCACACCATTGTCCTTTTTGTAATCACCATAAGAAGAAACTTCAAATAAATTTAGATAATCAGAGATGGCATTGCTGGGTATGTGATTCCAAAGGTAGAAGTATATCATCCCTACTTCGCAAACTCAATGTGGATATTAGGGATATAGGGGTTGTAAGAGATGTATATGGTGATGAACCTGAATATGATTCGAAGGAAGAATATGTAGCTAAATTACAATTACCAAAAGAATTCAAACAATTATATTTTTGTCCAAAGAGTATTAACCCAGCTTATAAGCAAGCTCTACATTATTTAAATAAAAGAGGTATCACAAAAGCTGATATCGTAAAATATAACATCGGATATTGCGAAGATGGTTTATACAATGGAAGGGTTATTATACCTTCTTACGATGATAATGGTGACCTTAATTACTTTGTAGCTCGTTCATTTTATGAAGATGAGAAAATGAAGTATAAGAACCCACCGGTAAGTAGAGATGTAATTGTATTTGAAAATATGATTAATTGGAACGAACCTATTACATTGGTTGAAGGTGTGTTTGATTCATTTTCAGTAAAGAGAAATGTAGTTCCGTTGTTGGGTAAGTTCTTACTCAGCAAACTGAAAAATAAAATTATGGAAAAGGGTGTTAAGGATGTAACTATTATGTTGGATTCCGATGCCGTTGAAGATTCCACTAAACATACTGAATGGTTTCAAAAGAATGGAATCAAAGTAAGAAACATTATACCAACCGATAAGGATGCTGGTGAAATGGGATTTGAAAAAGTAAATGAATTATTGAAAGATGCTAAAGAAACTAGTTGGGATGATTTGGTACTTTCAAAATTAAATAATATATGAGTTTAAAAAGAATATATCATATTGCGGATATCCATATTCGTAATGTAAAGAGACACAAAGAATTTAGAGGTGTCTTTGAAAAAATGTTTGAAGAAATTCGTACCAGAGGTACTGAAGATTCTCTAATCTACTTAGCAGGTGATATCGCACATGCTAAACTAGAAATGTCACCTGAATTGGTTAAAGAAATTAGTTGGTTGTTTACCGAATGTTCTAAACATTGTAAAACGATATTGATTGCGGGTAACCACGATTGTAATATGAATAACTCCGATAGGTTGGATGTACTTTCACCTATTGTGGAAGCACTTAATCTTCCAAACTTTCATTACTTAAAAGATACACAAATCTTTTGGGAAGATAAAGTTGCATTTGCGGTATATTCTATTTTTGATAATAAAGATAATTGGCCTAAAGCGGATGATTGGACAATGATGCCGGCCAGAAAAAAGATTGCACTATTTCACGGACCTGTGGACCATTCACAAACCGATATAGGTTACGTTGTATCATCTCGTCATTTCACAACTGATATGTTCGATGGATACGATTTAGCCCTATTAGGTGATATCCACAAAAGACAAGAACTAATCTCCCCTAAAGGTTGTAAGTGTGTTTATGCAGGTTCGTTAGTGCAACAAAACTTTGGTGAAACATTAGATAAGCACGGATTTCTTGTTTGGGATTTAGATACAATGACTTATGAAGAAGTTGATATCCAAAACGATTATGGTTACTATACGATGGATGTTATAAATGGTGTAGTACCTGATGTAACCGATATGCCTGTCCATCCCCGTTTAAGAGTAAGATTTTCTGAAACCGATGTAGCAGATACCAAACGAGCAATCACCGAAATCAAAATAAAATATGGTGTAGAAGATTTTACAACAATTAAAACGGATAGTTTACAGAAAAAGAAAACCGGTGATAGAGATAATCAATTGGAATTAGAAGATATAACTGATGTTAATTATCAAAACTCCCTAATTACTGATTATATCCAAAGAATGATGCCGTTTGTTAGTGCAGAAGATATAGCCGGAATTCAATCTCTTAATAAAGATATTAATAGTAGAATAGTTGCGGACGAACTAACGAGAAACGTACAATGGAAGCCGGTAAGATTTGAATTCAGTAATATGTTTTCATACGGAGAAGATAATGTGATAAACTTCGGCAAAGTAACTGGATTGATGGGATTGTTTGCACCAAATGCAAGCGGAAAATCATCTCTATTTGATGCAATCTCATTTTGTCTATTTGATAAGTGTAGTAGAGCATTCAAAGCGGCACATGTTATGAACAATAGAAAGGCCGATTTTCATTGCCAATTGGATTTTCAAATAGAAGGTGTAGAATACTCAATAAGAAGGGAAGCAAGGACTGTTAATAAGGGAAAGAACGTTAAAGTAGATGTACAATTTTGGAGAACGTTAGATGGGGTAGCTGAATCCCTTAATGGAACTGAAAGAAGGGATACCAACCAGGTTATCGAAGGGTATGTGGGAAGATATGAAGATTTTGTACTAACCGCACTTTCACTACAAGGAAACAACGCTCTATTCATTGATAAACCACAATCGGAAAGAAAAGACCTATTGGTTCAATTTATGGGATTGGATATATTTGATAAATTATATGAAGCGGCGGCTGAAGACATTAAGGAAGTGGCTGTACTTATCAGAAATTTCAAACGTAATGATTTTACTTCTGAATTGGCGACGAAGGAAACCGAATTCAATACTAAAAAATCAGAATTAAATGATTTAAATAAAACCCTAAAAGATTATACCGAATCCAGAGATAGAATCCAAAATCAAATATCTGATTTAAAGGAATCTTTGATACCTACTGATTCTAATCTGGATATCAACGTATTGGGTGATTCCAGAAGGACCATTGAGAGGAAATTAGAAAGTAATGGTAATGATAAGAAAACAAAGGAATCGAAAATAAAAGAGTTTGAGGGGGTTTTAAACGAAGTATCGGAATCAATTAGTATGTACGATAATGTTAATGGGTTATCGATAGATGATGCGAAGAAAGAGTGGGACCTTGCAAAAGGTAAACTATCGGATATTCAACAACAAATAGACCGTTTGGAATCTCAATATGAGAGGAATTTAGAGAAGCTTACACATTTGGAAACACATGAATATGACCCAAATTGTAAGTTTTGTATGAACAATGTATTTGTGAAGGATGCAATTGCAACAAAAGAAATAGTTAAAACACAGGAATCACAGTTAGAAACACTTAATATTGCACAACATGCTTTGATAAGAGTAACTGAACCTTTTTCCGAAGTAGAGGAAGTATGGGAAAAGCTGGTTGATTTAAGAAATAAGTATAATAAAGGAATTGTACTTAAAGAAAAGACTGAAGCTGAATTAGATGGTTTAGAAACACAAACCGAACTTCTTAAAACTCAATTAGAAGGTGTTGATAGTGATATTCAACGATATAACGAAAACATTGCAACGATAAGTAAAAATACAGCAATAAACCAAGAAATTAGAGTTTTAGAAGTTGATAAGAAAAATATAGAAAGTGATATTGCAATCACCAATAAAAAAATATTGACTATTACTGGTGAGATGGGTTCTATTGAATCGTTTATAAATGTGACAAAATCTAAAATACAAGAAGTTAAAGATTTAGAACAAAAGAATGATTTATATACCTACTATTTGGATGCTGTTAAAAAAGATGGTGTACCTTATGAACTTATTTCTAAAGCAATGCCGGTAATTGAGAATGAAGTAAACAATATTCTAGCACAAGTTGTAGATTTCTCACTTTCAATGGATACCGATGGTAAGAACATTAACGCTAAAATCGTTTACGAAGACCAGGCATGGAATTTAGAGATGTGTAGTGGTATGGAGAAGTTTATATCCGGGCTGGCTATTAGAGTGGCTCTAATTAACATCTGTGGATTACCTAGACCTAACTTCCTAGTAATAGATGAAGGGTTTGGTACATTGGATGCGGATAATCTATCTTCATTGTTTATGATGATGCAGTATCTTAAAACACAATTCGATTTTATTTGGATGATTTCTCACTTGGAACAAATGAGAGATATCGTAGATGGGTTAATTGAGATTAAAAAGGATAATGGGTTTTCTAAAATTAACTTTTAGAATTAACTGGTAATATATTTTTAGGTAGAGGTTTCTTTGAAGCTTCTACCTTTTCTTTTATAAGGGTTTCTACTAATCCATTTATTTTGTATCCTCTTTCTTTACAAAATTCTTTTAATAATTGATGAATTTCAGCATCAATTTGTATCATTGAGTATTTTTTCATAACGTTTCTTTAGTTTTATTTAGTATTCTTTAGATTTTTCTTTTGATTATAATTATTGTAAATATTTATTTTATATCATTAGAAAATAACACTATTAATGCCAAGAATAAAAAAATACGCAGATGGTCAGAAAAGTAATTTAAATCCAGTACAGACATTAAGTTCTTTTCAAACATTTCTGATAGATGACAGTCCGAATTCCACATATTTTAAAATTACCGAATTTAACGATACGTTTACTGGTGGTAAAAATGGATTTTTAATAGAAGGGTCTGAATATCTAAAAGAAACAACTGAAATAAAAATACAAATATTAGATGTTGCTGGCAATCCTGTTTATTATGAACCTGGTAATGGTGTACCTGAATACTATGAAGGTACTTCTAAACTAATAGCAGTTTATATATACGAAGATACTCCGATAGGTGAAGCAAAGATTACTATTCTCGGTGAGTTGAAAAGTTATGTAGATGACGGTGGTGTTGTAAGAGATGTACCTGATGAGTGGAAAAATGTTTATAATGTAAAATGGGAAAAACCATTTAAAATTAATAGATTATTATCGAATGAGGATAAGGTAAGATTTTATAAAAGACCAAACGTATCTATTACGGAAATAGTAAAACCTATTTATTCTAATATTAGCTCTACAATAACACAAAAAGGGCATGTAGATGGTTTTTCACAAGTACCCGCCGCCGGTACTCCCCTTACAAATTTTAGCCAACCAACAAGTTATCTTGTACAAATTAACGATGGTGGTGCATGGACGGGTTCGGTAGTTGGAACAACAATTGAATTTACTGACCTTAATTTCTTTTCACAAGCAGATGATATAATTAGTAAAACTGATTTAACAATTACTAATCCTTATACCGTAAATGGATTGGTATCAGATTTTTCAAATCAAAGATATACCGCATCATTTAATTATATTGAGGGACTAGATAATTTAAAAACCGCACTTACCGGTTCATTTGCAAAAATAACATTATCGGATTTAACTACATTCGTAGGGGATGTGGCTAGAGTAAAGATATTCAGAAAATCTCAATCAGACCTTTCCGATTATCAATTTATACAAGAAATTCAGTTAGAGTCTAATGAAATATTAAGAGATTTAGAAACAACTGTTAAGAATGAAGAATATTATGGTGGATTTGATTTATTTAATTTTAAAAATTATTGGGTAACTTCTTCTAATAATTTATCTACTGAATTTAATCAAACGTATCTATACAACTCGGTTAAATTAAACAGTTCAGGAACAAATTTATTCTATACAACTAAATCTTTAGATATTAATGCTGATAGTGAATATAGTTTAACATTTAACGTTAGAGCGGGTAGTCCAATTAATACTACTGATACTCTTTTGGTATATTTAAGTGGTTCTAAACAGTCTACATATAACAATGTAATAACAAATGTAGGCACAAAGCAAAATATTTTAAATGTAACTTCCGATAATAGTTTATTACAAAAATCTCAAATAACTGCAAACTTTAAAGCGGAAGATTTATCGGATGTAAAATTATTTTTTGAAGTTAAAGGAAATGCATGGTATATATCGGATGTAAGTTTAAGAGCATCACAAGAAACTGCATTTTCTCCGGATGAAATCTCATTTATTCAACCAATACCGAGAACATTACCGAGAGAAACATTTGATTTTAGATTTCAGTTTTACGATATTAATAACAATTATATTCCTGTAGTTGTTGAAGAAAGTAAAACATTTGATGGTGGTAATTTAAATGTAATTAATAAAGATTTACAACTAGTTCCATCTTCTTTATATTTCCAATTTGATTCTGGATCCGGAAATGGTAACCCTATTCCACCAACCGTAATTTCGATTGATGTAATAAAAAGCTATTTAACCGGTTCGGTAACATATACATCTCGTTCTTTTGATTTTTTTGGAAATGAATTATCTTCTTCTCAATACGTTGGGGGACAAGTGCCTGGATTACTTTTGAATAGAGAAACTGATTTATTAACTTTAACTGTTGCAAACTTTACAGGTTCTAACGAAGATATTGTTGTTCAATATATAGAATTTACCGGTGAGTGTGAAGGAATAAATGATTCCATTATCATAACAAGAGTTGTAGATGGTAAGGGTGGTGTAAATTATGAGATAAGACCATATAGAGGAACTGTAATTAGAAATAATGACCCATCTGGTTCACTTGAAGTTCAGGCAGTAAGAATAGATGGAATAAACGAATTAGATATTAGAAGTGGATTGCCATACGGCCGTTCTAGTAATAGATTATACGTTGCTTCTGGTTCATATTATGTAACATTGACCGATGCATCTGCCAGTGGATTTGTAAAAGGAATTTATCCAGGTGTTACCGGTTCTGGAGAACTTGATTATAATGCAATTTTTAATAGAGATTCAATAGATGGGCAAAGAACTATTTACTTAATAGCATCGGGTTCAGAACCTACTCCAACAAATCCTAATGTAACTGCATCAATTTATACAACATTAACATTAACGGATTTATTAGATGGTATTGATGCTGGATTTGTAACCTACGATGCTGATGCATTTACTATAAATCCAAGATTATCAAAAGTATTTACTCCACCATCTGCAAGTGCAACTGCATCGTTTTATAGAAGGGGTACAAGTTCAAATCCAATTTCGGCATCAGTTATGGTTTACCCATCGATGTCTATAAATTCAGATTTTGTACCAGAGTATTGGGTATATTATATGACTCAGAGTGTAAATTCTGATATTAAAATAAGTGCAACTGATGATAATAACTACATTATAAATTCTACTTTAGAAAATCAATTTGTAGGAACACCTTTATCTCAAAGTAAAACTCTTACAATAAATTGGACTTATATTGAACCATATTCTTCGGAATCAGTAAGCATTAATAAAACGTTTACAATTGTTCCAGAAGGTAAACCTGGAGATGAAAGTATAGTATTTGAAATAGTTCCTGCGAATGTAAATCTTAATGCAAACTCAAGAGGTATTGTAAATGATTATAAACCATCTACTGGTGAAATTAGATTGAAGCAAGGGTCTAGATATTTGTTATTTACTGGAAGTAGATTTCCTGGAACATTCCATATTGCAACAGCATCTATTGTAGCAAATAATATAACAAATGGTAATATAAGATTTGATAACAACTATACTCATTCACTTATTTTTAGTGCATCATCTAATATGACTAATTTAAGTGGAAGTATTGAATTTCCATTAGAGATTCAACCGTATTACACATCATCGGTTTATACAGCGAGTGTGTATCAGTATTTTACAAAAATATTAGATGGACCTCCACCGATTCAGATTGTAATATCACCAACATCGGTGGCAATACCTGCGGATGAAGTTGGTTATATTTCTTCATATGCAAGTACGAACACTACATTGACTGTTAAAGAAGGTGATGATTTTCTTACCTTTACAACGCGTTCAACTGCACCGGGTACTTGGAGAATAAATTCAATAGAAACTCGTAATTCTGGAGTTTGGAATATAAGAACGGGTTCATTATCATCATCTTCATTAAGTACAGCTACTATAAATTATAATAGGTTTGATGCACCATATGTTTCTGCAAGTGCTTTATATACAATTCAAGTATATCCATTTGCATTGGGGAGCGGGCATCAATATACATCTTCTATTTTTACTAGGACTCAAACATTTACAAAAAACGTAGCACCACCAAATGCACGTTCATTGGATTTTAGAGCATCAACGGCTACAATTAATTACGATAGAGATGGATATACTGATGTTGGTGATGTTACACTTACCGTAACTGCATTCAACACAACAGGTTCGTACATACCTGGTCAAACTGATGGACCGAATGCATATTTGTATTATGTAGAATCGGATGGTAGTGAAACATTTTATGCAGGGCCTAGTGTATTGGAAGGAACACCGCCGTTTTGTGAATTTAGCGGAATAAGTGGTGGTGATGCTGCAGGACCTGGTGAAAACAAAACATGGAAAGTAAAATTAACCGATGGTGCGGCACCAACTGTAACTCCATCAGTTCCATTACCACCATCAATAATAAAAGCAGAAGCACAATTAACAATAGCCGGTATTAAGGGTGGGGCAGATGCATACAAATACTCTGCAACAAATACCAATGCATCCATAACCGCTGATTTGTGGACAACGCAGTTTACGGGAAGTGGAATGCAAATTTCGGCATTTAAAGGTACAACTCAATTAGCACATACATCATCATACGTTATATCGCAAGAAGTTAATGATTATTTAGGAAATTTAATTGGTAACCTTGGATATTATTCTGCATCAATTTTTACTACATCTTCTTGGATTAATGTTGCACCACCCAATAGATTGATAGGTAACCCTGCGGCAATTAACGATATAGTTAGTTGGTACGCACCTGCGGTTAATCATAGTGCTGAAATTATTTATAAAATCGATTATGAAAAAAATAGACAAATTGATTTTGTAACACAATCATTAGCAGTTCAATTTACACCACCGGCACCTTATAGTGCAAACTTATCCAGTGAAAACGCTGGAATTATATATAGAGTTTCTGGAGAAGTCGAATTTGATTTATCTACAACTACAATAAGAGTTTTTAGAGGAGATTTAGAATTAACAAATGTTTCAACTTTTAGCGGAGGGCAATTAGATGCATATGGTGTAACCGGATATCCAAATCAATGTAGAGTAAGTATTCTATCATACTCTGGACATTTAACTTTGGCCGGTGGATTAACGGCTGGTTCTCATGTTTCGGGTGGTCCGGCATCTTTTGCAGGTATAAGTAATTGGTCAAGTCCTGAAACAATTTCATCCGGTGAAATTATATTCCAAATAGATTGTGAAGGTAGAGAAACGCTTTATAAAACTCTTTCTCTATCAGTAGTATATGAAGGTAATACTGGTCCTGGTATTGTGATGAGAGGTATATGGAGTTCAACTATTGATTATATATCTGAAATAGCAAACCAAAGAAGAGATGCTGTAATTTGGCCTGACCCAGCAACAATAAATAAAGAAACACACTATTGGGCTGCTATAACAGGTAGTGGACCTGGAACACCGGTTGGAGCACAACAACCAGATGGTTCGGCACCATATACTGATACAACATATTGGCAGTATTTAGGACAAGAAGAATTTTTTGTATCGGCCAAGATTGCGATATTTGAAGAATCATATGTAAAGAATACTTTAAATGTTGGTACTAAAGATGGAACTGGTGCTTTTGCCAATATTGTATTAGCGGGTGGTAGAACTGACCCATATATTGCCATAGGCCAAACGGGTACACAAGGAACATCGGGTACAGGAACTTCAATTAGCGGACCGGGTGTAATTGGGTATAATAGACCCGGTATTTTTATGGGTGTTTATGAAGACGGTGCAAATGGTACAACAGGACGTTTCTCAATTAAAACAACTGGTACATCTGGTAAGGGAATGTTTTGGGATGGTGACCAATTGACTATAGTTGGTTCTATACGTCAAAGACAACCTGGTATTCCTGAAGGAAGTTATAGAGGTATATGGGCTTCTGGGGTAACCTATTATCCAGACGATACTGTAAGATATGCATCATCTACATGGATAAATTCAAATACACATACTTCTACAAACGATAACAATATTAATACCGGTTATCCACCGGATGCAACCAATACTTGGGCAGTATCCGCTGCAGCTGGTACATCTGGAACAACTGGCACATCCGGCACCACTGGTACCGCGGGCACAACTGGTACTGCTGGGGGTCCTGGTCCTGGTGTTGTATATAGGGGATTATTTAATCCAAATGAAAGATATTTTCATACAACCGAAAGAAAAGATATTACTAAATATGGTAGTACATACTATCTCACAAATAATACGGGATTGAATGGAAGTGCGGGTACTCAAGGTGCCGGTACATTTTGGAATTATCCTGGTGGCGGAAATACAAACTGGACTTCGTTTGGTGCACAATTCAGTTCAGTAGCAACCGATGTATTATTTGCAGTAGAACAATATGTTGATAAAACTATTAATATCGGTGCAAGAGGAGCAAATTCACTTATTGTTTTAAATGCAAATGAAAGTGGTTCTAATGCTAATCCTTATTTATCTATTGGACAAATAAGCTCTAGTATTGGTCCTGGTAACTGGGTTACAGAATCTCAAGTTCAAGGTTATGATAATACTGGAATTTTTATGGGATTTGACCAAGGGGTTTCGAAATTATCATTAAAGGGAGTATCTGGTTCGCTTCTTTGGAACGGTGAAGATTTATCTATAAATGGTTCTATTAATTCAAATGATGGTACAATTGGTGGATGGACTATAGGACCTGGATCAATAATATCAGCAGACCAAAATATTAGATTATATTCAGAACCATCCGAATCAATTGCGGTATTTGATGGCGCAGGTAGTTTAAGATTTTTCGCAAATACAAAATTAACATTACCAGAACCAACTGGCATAACATATCCAAATGCTATTTTACCAACATATACTACTTCATCAAATCAAACTAATGGTGTACCAAATGATGGAACATTTGACCCATATTATGGTGGAACTATTGCATATGATTATAATATTATACCAAGTTCAAATGGTTCGTTCACCACTCAAGCAGCCGGTCAACATGTTATAACATATAATTTACCATTCAGTTATAATAATTATGTAACCGCAAATGGTTCAGCGGATGGGACTTTATACTTACGTTTGATTCTCACAACAGGAGGACATTATCCACAGCCATTTACTAATTATGTAGAAACTTCAAACTATGCAATTGCATCTGCACAAGGTACGGTAAATCAATATTATGAATGGAACGGATTTCAATATACAATATCTTATTATCCAGGATCTCAAACTTCTTATTTGCCGGCAACAAAAATGACAATATTGGCAGATTTACAATCTGGAGTAACTTATTATTTAACTTTAGTTGGATACGCATACGCGCATAGTAATGATACATCTGACCCGTCTCAGTATCCTCCGTATGGATTTGATTCGGAAGTAGATACAAGCTTGTTTGCAGCATCTACTGGAACTGTAACAATAAAAACAATATCAGCGGGTACTATTATAAATGGTGGTGGCTTCCAGGCCGTATTGGCAGATGATAAGTATTTGAGGGTAAGAGATGGTGTAAGTGGTTCTTATAACTTTTCAACCGAAATCACAGGTAGTTTAATGGTCGATAGGTCGATTAGTAAATATAGTAATGGATATGGAAATCCATCTGCAGTAAAAGCATTTGGAACAATTAGATACAATGGTGGTGGTATTACAAATGCTGCAAACTATACTATTTTAAATCGTTACAATATTAGTAGTACATTAGCTGTAGGTTCATTTAATATTTATGATGTAATTTTTACCAATCCAATGGATTCTACGGATTATATTGTTCAAACCACAACGTCAAACGTAGCATATGCTAGCCAAGAAGTTGGAAATATGGCCGTAATTACTGGAAAAAGTATTAGTGGATTTTCTTTTAGAATAGAAAGACCTAGTCATACTAGTCCTGGTATTGTAACAACCTATATTGGCGGTAACCTTGCTGGACATTGGACACCTGAATTTGTTGATTTTGTAGTATTGGCAAGATAAAAAAATGAATAATTTATGAAACCAAAATTAATTATAAGTGAAAAAAATGGTGATATTAAGTGGATATCACCGAATGAAGAAACTATTGATTTTATAATCAAAAAAGTAATACCATCGGATTCAAATTACGTTTTTATGTATGATGATTCTGAAATTGATTATTCATTTAATTTTTGTTACGATTTTAATTTTAATGATGAGAATGGTTCAACTGCGATTCCATCTTTAAATTTAGAAAAGGCAAAAGAATTATTTTTAAATTATTTGAGATATAAAAGAAGTGAATTATTTCCGGATTTAGATTTACAATATATGAGAGCATTAGAAACCGGAAATCAAACATTAATTCAAGAAATAGTTACAAAAAAACAACAATTAAGAGATTTGCCAAATATGGATTTTTCAGATGTGACAACCGCAATTCAATTAAAACAAACATGGCCTACTGATATATTAGGAGAATCACCTTTTTAATAAAAAATATAAATGCCATCATCAACACTATATAGAGCAACCTTACCAAATGGAACATCTGGCGATGTTACATGGACTGAATGTGAAGGAAATGAAGTAACTGTTTTTGTACCTTCTAAAATTGGTTCAATAATATTCTCCGCACAAACTGATGAATATACCGTACCTGGAGGTTCGGTTGTTGAAACATTTGGTACAGCGACCAGTGATTGTTTATCAGCATCTATTACATTCACAACCACAACAACCACATCAGCACCACCAGAACCACCAGCACCAACAACTACAACTTTGGCTCCTTCATCGTTTAGCTTGGGATATCATGCTTCTTCTGCCGCAAATTCTTGTTACGATTATACATCATCACCAACAACTTATTATTCGTTTGGAGGAACTGTGTTACAAAATACACTACAAATATTTACTAATAGTGGATTGACAATTCCCGCACCCAATGGATATTATTCAGATGGAACTAATTATTTTATTATTAGTGATAATGGAACTTTAGATGATAAGGGTACGTGTTTATCGGTTACTACAACCACTACAACTACAACAACTACAACAACTACTACAACTACTACAACTACAACAACTACAACAACTACTACAACTGCGGCACCAACAACAACTACTACTACAACTGCGGCACCAACAACAACTACTACAACTGAAGCACCAACAACAACTACTACAACGGAAGCGCCAACTACAACTACTACAACTGAAGCACCAACAACAACTACTACAACGGAAGCGCCTACAACAACTACTACAACGGAAGCGCCTACAACAACTACTACAACTACAACAACAACGGAAGCACCTATAACAACTACAACAACAACGGAAGCACCTACAACAACTACAACTACAACGGAAGCACCTACAACAACTACAACTACAACGGCTGCACCATCATATTTCTATTGGAGTGCTGAATATTGTTATTCGGCAACTACTTTGGTTGTAAGATTTAGTGTTGACCAAGTAGCGTTTAGTGTATTTGAAACTCCTACACCATATACCTGTGTTAGATTACTTGAGCCTACGTTTGGTCCTTCATTTGATATTGATTTGGGTGATGGTTCTACTTATGTGGGAACTGATTGTACTTCGTGTCCAGCAGCACCAACTACAACAACTACAGCTGCAATAGTCTATGAATATTGGGATTACGAACCGTGTACCGGTGTAGGTGCGTATGGTGGAGCACAATATACCTATGAAGGTATAGCAGGAAGTACACCTGGATGTATATCGTTTGGTGGAGAAACGTGGAGTCAGGTTGGACTTGGTGGTTACCCTGGGCCAGCTAATTTACCATTGTTCTTTGGAACGGTAACCACAGGAGTAAGCTGTACATCGTGTTTATAAAACATTAATTAATTACTATGAAAAAAATTCGTTACATTTGTTGTCAACCGGCAATAACTTATTACACTTGGCAAGTTGAAGTTCTAATTAACAACTTCAAAAAAATGGGAGTAAATCCAAATTATATTGATATTGTATGTGGTATAGAAAATGGTATTGTTCCGGATGAATGGAAGAAATTAATGTTACATTACAATACTATACGATTTTTCTTTTATAATGATACTAGAAACGATAAAGGTTATCAACCATCTATTTATTTTAATTTAATGAAGCAACATATTGTTGCAAGGCCAGAAATTCAAGATGATGTTTTATTTTTACATGATTCGGATATAGTTTTAACAAAACCACCGAAATTTGATGATATGATAAAAGGTAATAGTTGGTACTTATCTAATACTAAATTTTATATAAATTATGATTATATAATCGGTAAAGGTGACCATACATATAAAAAAATGTGTGAAATAGTTGGAATAGACCCACTAATACCAAAGCTACTAAATAATAATTCAGGTGGAGCGCAATATATTGTTAAAAACACTACATATGAATTTTGGGATAAAGTAGAAACTGATAGTATAAATTTATATAAATATTTTTGTGATACTGAACATTTGCATGTTAAAAAAACTGAATACGATTATCCAATACAAAAATGGACTGCGGGTATGTGGAGTTTACTTTGGAATGCTTGGTTAGCGGGACATGAAACAATAGTAGATGAACGATTGGATTTTGGTTGGGTAACTGGTGATATTTCGGAAGTAGAAAAATATCCTATACTACATAATGCAGGAGTTGTGGCAGATTCAACTCATGTACATTCGTATGCTAAAGGTTTATTTTATAAAGGGGCATACACGGATAAACTTCCTTATAATGCGAAGTTAGATATAAGTGATAAGTTTGCTTCTTCATATTATTGGAAAGAAATTTGTGAAACCGCAAAAACATCTATATTAATTGAACACCCAAAAATGAGTTTAGTTCAAACTCAATTTAATGATTATAAAATAACAAACTTACAAATAGACCCATATGGAGTTTGTAATGCTAAATGTTGGTTTTGCCCAGTAAGATATAAAGGAAATCCTGACCACGGTAAAGAAGTAATGAGTCCTGAACTATTTGAAAAGATAATTAAAAATCTTATCGATGAAAGAGAAAGACCAGATGGACTAGTATCAAAAGCATTTAATGGATTTTACACAGCGCATTATAACGAAGTTCTTTTATATCCGCACTTTGAAGAAATACTTAAAATATGTAGAAAGTATAAATTAGTAACGATGGTACTTTCAAATGGAATACCACTAACACCGGAAAGAGTTGATATACTAAAAGAGTATCAAGATTGTTTAAGTGGTATCTGCCTAAATACACCTGCATTTGATGCGGATACTTGGAGTAAGAGAAGTGGTATTAATATAAAGCAATTTGATAAACTAATATCTAATATAAAATATGCAGTAGAACAATTACCAGAAATGGTAAAACGAAAAGCATTCTCAATTCAAATAAATGGTTCGCATGAATTATCATTTGTTGAGAAAGGCGGTTGGTTACAAAAAGGTCCACAATTCCCACAGGATATTGACTTAGATGTACAAAATGGAGAGTTAGTTCAGCAAGAGAAAAAAGCGAAAGAATTATTTCCAGGTGTGAATATTTTTACAGTACCATATCTTATTGATAGAGCTGGACTACTGGATGAAGTAATGAGTAACAAACCTGCAATAGAAAGAAATTTGAAAAGAAATGTTGCTGATAAAAAAGTGATTGGGTGTGGAAATGGTAGAGAGGTTGGTGGTAGACCTATTGGGTGGGTTCATGTAAATGCAAGTGGAAAAGCGTTCCTTTGTTGTAATGATTATGAAATGGAAATGCAGTTTGGGGATTTTAAAACGCAGGAATTGAGAGATTTTTGGGGAACTGATGAGCATGTTAAAATGGTTGAAAACTCATATGAAACGATTTGTAGAGGATGTGCTTCTGCAATTTTTGAATAATTTAAAACATATATATTTATATATAAACAATCATATGGCAACAAAAACCGAAAAAATAGCAGAAGATATTATAGATAATATCAAAAACATTCAAAGTGATGTAAATGGTTATATCTTTGATTTAGGACAACTTTCTGTAAGAAGCAGAGAGCTAGAATTAGAATCTAAAAGAATACTTGAAATAAAAAAACAAATAGAAGATAAGTTGGATAACCAAAGTCTTCAATTAGAGAATGTATTATCAGACCTTCAAAGAAAGTATAAAAATGCGGAAATTGATTTAAATGATGGTACGGTTACGTTTGAAGTATCTGAATAGTTTATATTTATAGAAAACAAAAAAAGATGTTAAAAACTAAAATACAAGAAATTAATCTATTAGGGAATACAATAAATAGACTATATTGTAACATTTTGAACTACGATTTAGGTAGAGATGCGTGTACTGTTAGATACGAATTGAGATATAGAAATTCACAAAATTCAGTAGCCGAACCAGATTCTTTTATTTCAAGTGGAGAATGGAAAGTACCTGCTAACATTTTGAATAATTGGGGTATGGATAACTATTTTTTGGCAGAAAAACTATGTGAACACTTGGGATTAACTTTCGTAGAACATATGACGAATCCCGTAGTGATGGATTAAATTTGGAAAATTCAAGTTTTTTTCGTATATTTACATAATGCAAAAAAAGAAGTTACTTTACATATGTCCGCACCTTTCTACGGGTGGACAACCACAATATACCTATAAACAGATAAAGCATTTTTTATCTGATTTTCAAATTGAAGTTGTTGAAATAAACAATAGTGGTGGTACTGCATTTGTGGTACAAAAAAATCGTATTAAAAGTTTAGTACCCGTTCATACATTGGGAGAAGATAAATCTAAAATTATAGATGTAATTCAAAATTTTAATCCTGATATAATACATTTTCAGGAGATACCGCAGTTTGACCTTCCAGAATATGTGTTGGATATAATATTTGATAATAAAAGAAAATATAATATTGTTGCAACAACACATGGTTCGTTTACAAATCCTTCGGATATAGTATATCAACCAGATAGATATGTGTTGGTATCGGAATGGAGTAAAAAGAAATTTGAAGAATCTAATCTTGGTGTTGAATTAACTACTTGGGAATATCCAATAGAAGAATATTCATTTAATAAAGAGGAATCTCAAATAGAATTGGGATTAGAAAAAGATTACAAACATGTTTTAATGGTTGGGCTATTTTCGCCTGGAAAAAACCAAGCGGAAATATTTGAAATAGCAAGAAAATTACAAAAGTATAAAATTAAATTTCATTTCGTAGGTAATCAGGCTATGAATTACGAAACATATTGGTCACCATTGATGAAAAACAAACCAGATAATTGTATTGTTTGGGGAGAGCGTGATGATGTTGATACGTTTTATGCGGCATGTGACCTTTTTTATTTTTCATCAATATTAGAACTAAATCCTCTTTCTATAAAAGAAGCATTATCTTTTAAAATGAAATGCATCTTTAGAAAATTATATACATATTTGGATACATATGATGCCAATCCGTTGGTTACATATATAACCGATGATACAAATGCAACTAAACAAATTCTTATAGAAAATCTAAAACCTGAATTTAAAGAAGGATTTTCAGAAAAGCCAAGAATACAAATAAAACATTTACTAACAACCCCATACAACGATAGAGAACGATTTAGTATGAAATCTATTCGTCAATTGGAAAGTTATGGAATGGACTATGTTCCAATTGTAAATGAAGTTTATGAAGATTTTGCACCAAAAGAACATTGTAGAAGACCTGACCATTTAAGTAAAGATAATAAACCTGGAGAATTATATCCTGGAGCTGGTTTGGGTTGGATTACTGGAAGACATTATGGTTGCTATTTGGCACATAAAATGGCAGTTGAAAATTTAAATAGAGATTACGATTATACATTAGTGTTTGAAGCAGATGGTTTTATTTATTCAACCGTTGAAGAATTTGTTGATATAGTATATAAAGCATGTGATATAGCAGAAAAGAATAACGTTTACTATATTGGATTGGCAAATAACTTAAGTCAATATAAAGAAGTAGTGGATGAGGATTTTAGTAAAACCGCTCATAATCAAGATTTGGCACATTGTTATTTGTTAAGGAATACCGATAGAGAATGGTGGAATCAAAGAATAAAAGATTGTGAATGGGATGTTGGTGACCTTTGGTTTAACCACATATTCTATCACCATCAAGAATTAAGATACACTACTAATAAAGTGTATAGTAAGCAAGTTGAAGGATATTCATTACTTGATGAAACAATAAAAACTTGGGACTAATGATTTATAATAATTTAAAAAAGAATAAAAATAATAAAGTAGAAGTACAAAACAGAGTATTATTTCATTTTGTTAGGGGCCCCTTTGTAGAAATAAAAGGACCGAAAGTATCAAATTATCTTATAAAATTTATTGATAATAAAACTAATAAAGTTCACTTCACATCAGAAATTACAAATAATTGTTGGGCAAGATGTAGTATTGAATATTTTGTAGAATGGAAAATTGAAATATTTGAAAATGGAAAATTATGGTTTGAACATACATACGATGCAAAGGATAAAAGAGTTTATATTGCATTAGATTCAAAAGCATTAGGAGATTCTTTAGCATGGTTTCCATATGTTGATGAATTTAGAAAAAAGCATAAATGTAAGGTAATAGTTTCCACATTTATGAACGATATGTTTGAAACACAATATCCAGAACTACAATTCGTAAAACCAGGAACAAATGTAGAAAACTTATATTCCATGCACACAATCGGATTATTTTATAATGAAGATAGTTCGGTAAACTTTTTTAAAAATCCTATTGACCCAAAAGCGGTAACATTACAACAAATGTGTTCTGACATATTAGGATTGGAATATGTTGAAGTAAAGCCAAAACTAAAAAAAGTTAAAACATTACAAAAAGAAAAACAAGTATGTATTGGCGTATTTGGAACTGCACAATCTAAATTTTGGAATAATCCAACCGGATGGCAAGAAGTTGTTGATTGGTTAAATGTTAAAGGATACACCGTAAGACTTATATCAAAAGAAGGTGATGATTATATGGGTAATAAGCTTCCAAAAGGAATCATTCATCATCCAAACGGTCCAATTGAAAATGTAATGGAAGAATTAAAACGTTCAAACGCATTTATTGGAATTGGTAGTGGATTAAGTTGGTTAAGTTGGGCATTAGAAGTACCAACCGTTTTGGTAAGTGGATTTTCTTATAAATGGGCTGAAATGCAAGATTGTGTACGAATAGGTTCACCTGAAGGGAAATGTGAAGGTTGTTTCAATAGAATCAGATTGAATGCAGGGGATTGGAACTGGTGTCCAGACCATAAAGGTACACATAGACAATTTGAATGTACTAAATATATTACAGGACAAATGGTAATTAAAGAATTGGAAAAATTTTTATAATGAATAAGGTTTGGGTAAATGGTACATTTGATATACTTCATGTTGGACATCTACGTTTATTGGAATTTGCGAAAACATTTGGAGAAGTAAGAGTTGGTATTGATACGGATGAAAGAGTAAAATCCAAAAAGGGAGAAAATAGACCATATAACAACCTAAACGATAGAATTGAATTTTTATCAAATATAAAAAGTGTACATAGTGTTGTATCGTTTAGTTCCGATGCGGAATTGATAGAAAGAATCAAAGAATGGGGACCTGATGTTATGGTTATTGGTAACGATTACAAATATGACGAAATAATAGGAGTAGAATATATTCCAAAAATAGAATTTTTCAATAAAATCGAAGGGTTTAGTACCACTAACATTTTAAAAAATAAAAAATAATATACTTATATATACAAAAATAAAACAAAAAGTTTATGGCAGAATTAGATAAAATTCCACAAAAGCAGTCTATTGATTTAGAAACTGTAAAGTTAGAAGCAGAAGTAGTTGATAAAATTAAATCATTAAATGGTGATTTATCAGCTTTAATAAATGATTTCGGACAAATCTATATTAGAAAAAAAGAATTAAATTCAGAACTAGTTAGATTAGATGAAATTCTTGAAAAAGCAGAGGATACTTTTAAAGATAAGAGTAGAGAGTTAAAAGGTGTGGTTGATTCTTTAGAAGAAAAATACCCTAGACACCAAATCGATTTAGAACAAGGAACTGTTATTTATCAACCAGGTGCACCAAGCAGAATTCAACAAACTGAATCAGCTAGTAAATAAGATTGTACTAAAACAATAATCTCAATATTTATATAGTAAGAAAACTATATGAAAGGATTAGAAAAATTTTTAGTAGAAACAATATTGGGAGAAGCGGCAGGAATAGACAAAGTAGTTGTTGTCTACTCAGGCCGCTTTCAACCATTTCATAAAGGTCACTACGCAACGTATGACCATTTGGTTAAGAAGTTTGGAAAAGATAATGTATATATCGGAACTTCTAATACCACCGATTCAAAGAAATCTCCATTTAATTTTAAGGAAAAGAAAGTAATAATGACAACGATGTTTGGTATTCCATCAAACAAAATTGTGAATATTCGTAATCCTTATGCTCCAGAAGAAATACTTAACAAATTTGATTCAGATACCACTGGGTTTATAACGGTGGTAGGTGAAAAAGATTCATCACGTTTAAGTGGTAAATATTTTAAAGCATATAAGGGTAAAGTAGATACTGGGTATTTAGATAGAGGATACGTTTATGCAGCACCTGCTCAACCAAATCCAATTAGTGGCACAGATGTTCGTTATTGGTTAAGTGCAGGAAATGCTGCTGATAGAAAGAAAGGATTTATAAAAGCATATCCTAAATTTGATGACCAGGTATTCAAATTAATTACTCTCAAACTTAAGTCACTTAAAGAATATATTAACGAAGAAATCAAATTAAACGTAAAAGTTGGTGATACTTTATTAATGGGTAAATTTAAAAACAAAAAAGTAGTTGTTAAAAATATAGGAACTGATGAGTGGGGAATGCCAACTATTAATGGTAAAAAAGCTGTAACATTTAGAATTCCTAAAAAAGAAGAACTAAAAGAAGCGGCATCTAATGCTGGTATGCAAGCCGGAGATGAACCTGATACTTCATTTGTAGCAGATGGACAACCGAGAATATTAAATACAAATAAACCTGAAAATTGGTATAAGCAAGGTGGATATACTCAATTAGATACTCCTAAAGCCGATGATATGAGAGGTAAAGGTAAATCAAAAGATACGGAAACTCAATTCAGAAAAGCATATTATAAATTGAAGAATGTAGTTCAAAGTACATTGAATCCGGCAGATGACCCACATAAAGTAGAGGATTGGGAAGAAGTATATAGAACAAATCCAGAACAAAAACCTAAAAGATTTTGGGAACTTCCTAAAAATCAAAAACCACAAATAATTTCAAAAGATGATATTAATGAAATTATAAATGAGTTAGAGCAAGAAATAATGAGTGAAATGGGATTACCTGGTGGTGCTGGTGTTGGTTTGAGTTTACCTGGTGGGTATATCAATGGAGCACCAAATTCAAAAGATGTTAAGAAATTAAAATCTAAATTGGATAAAGATGGTAGTGAGGAATACGAAAAAGTAAAAGAAGATAAAATACCTGGTGGTAAAGCCGAAGGTATGACACTTATTGATATTGCTAAAAAATGGGCAGGTGATTATTATGATTATAGAAATTTATTACCTGGTATAAAGCAAGAATTTATAAAAGGGTATGCAATTGAACGAGAACATACAACTGATACAAACATAGCAAAGGAAATTGCATTAGACCATTTATACGAAGACCCTAAATATTATACCAAATTAGATAAAATAGAAAATCCAGTAAATGAGGGTTTATTATTAGAAGGTGGTGCATATGGTCATATGGCACATCCATTTGATATTGAAATGGGTTTAACATTTGCAGACCTTAAACAAATTGTGGTAAGAGCATTGAATGGTGATTTGGAATTAGCAAGAGAGAAGACCGATGGACAAGCATTAGCAGTTAGTTGGGTAAACGGTAGATTAGTTGCAGCTCGTAACAAATCACATCTAAAAAACAAAGGAGCTGGTGCGATGACAATAGGACAGGTAGCAGATAAGTTTGCCGGTAGAGGTGGATTGACAGATGCTTATAATTTCGCTATGCAAGACCTATCAAAAGCAATAGCAGCCCTATCCGAACCTCAACGTAAGAAGATATTTAAGGATGGTAGTTCGTTTATGAATTTGGAAGTAATATACCCAACCTCCGTAAATGTAATCCCCTACAATCAACCGCTATTAGTGTTTCATGGTACTTTTGATTACGATGTAGATGGTACTATTGTAGGTGAGAATCAACAAGCGGCAAGTATATTGGGTGGTATGATTAAGCAAGTAAATGCGCACGTACAATCTAAATACACAATTCAAGGCCCACCGATGAATAAGTTACCTAAATCAGAACATCTTTCTAAATTACAAGGAAAGTATATTTCTATGATTAGTAAACTACAATCTGAATTTGCATTAAGTGATTCCGATGGAGTAGCAGATTATCATCAAGCATGGTGGACTAAGTTTGTTGAGAAGAATGCAAAAAAATTAGATACACAAGAAAAAATAGGATTGGTTAAGAGATGGGCTTTTGGTGATAAGAGTTTCCGTATTAACACAATACAAGATACTAAATTAAAAGCTTGGGCTGAGCAAACTGATAAACAAGACCAACAAAAGATATCAAAGCAGAATCTAATGAGATTTGAGGAGATATTTTTAGGAGTTGGTGCGGATGTATTATCATTTATGAGTTCAGTACTTACCGCAAATCCTGATAGTGCCAAAAGACAAATGGTAGCACGTTTGGAATCTACAATTCAACAAGTAAAAGCAAGTGGTGACCCTAAAAAGATTGAAAAACTTAAATTGGAACTACAACGTTTAAACGCATTAGGTGGATTTGATAAAATTGTACCAAACGAAGGTATTGTATTTGTATATGGTGGTAACACTTACAAATTAACTGGTGCATTCGCACCCCTAAATCAAATTTTAGGAATTTTCTTCGATAGTTAATCGTTTTTTGAATTTTGATATACTTATATATACAAATATATTGTAAGTAATATGACAAGGGAATTCAATAAAAAGTTTATGCATCCAACACGTAGAAAGTTGGTGGATATGGTATTGACTGGTGGTGAATATGAAAAGAACACACAGATATCATTTTCAGGAGCAGATAAACAACAAGTAAAAAGAAAGGTTGGCGAAAGATGGACAGATGAAAATGGTAAATCTTGGGAGCAATATGAGGCTGGTAAAATAGAAGTATCCGAATTGGGTGATATAATGGCTGAAACGAGAGCGTATTTAGATAGATTAAATAGTTGCAAAGCCGATGATTGTAAAACAATTAAATTAGGTAGAATTGATAAAAAGCTAGTATCAAAAACAGGATATTGCACGGAGTGTTTGGCTAAACGAGAGACTCGTATTAAAGTAGATGGGTTGTGGGAAGCATACGAAGATTATAAGGTATATAATAATATGATTTCTTATGGTAAGGATGTGATATCACAATTTAAACAGGCTTATAATGATGCTAAACAAGAATATGAAGTTGTACAAGAAGATGGCAAGCTTGAAAAGTGGAGTATGGAAAGGGATGTTAATGAACTTAAAGCAGAAATACTTGCAGATATTACAAAATTTGAAGGAGAAATCCAACAGGCAGTACAATTAAGAAATGAGGCTTGGGATAAATTAAAAGATAAGGGTTACGATTTAGTAAAACCTCCTATTGATTAATATGGCTGGAACTGGAATAACACAAAAGAAATCTTTAAAAGAGATTATCGCTGAAGAATACAAAAAGTGTGCAACTGACCCGATACACTTTATGAAAAAGTATTGTATGATTCAACACCCGGTGAGAGGTAAGATACCTTTTCACCTTTTCCCATTTCAGGAAAGTACATTAACGCAATTTGCAGGAAATAGATTTAATATAGTCCTAAAATCACGTCAAACTGGTATATCAACTTTATCTGCGGGATATGCACTTTGGAAAATGTTATTCAATACCGATTTCAACGTATTGGTTATTGCAACAAAGCAAGATGTAGCAAAGAACTTAGTAACAAAGGTAAGAGTAATGCATGAATTACTTCCTAGTTGGTTAAAAGGTGGTTCTTTGGAAGATAATAAACTTTCCCTTCGTTTACATAATGGTTCTCAAATTAAAGCGATTGCTTCTTCTCCTGATGCAGGACGTTCGGAAGCATTATCACTTCTTATATTTGATGAGGCTGCTTTCATTGATGATATCGATGAGATTTGGGTAGCGGCACAATCAACACTATCAACGGGTGGTAGTTGTATTGCACTTTCTACTCCTAATGGTGTGGGTAACTGGTTTCACAAAACTTGGTTAAATGCAGAAGAAGGTACTAATCCGTTTAATACAATTAGATTGCATTGGACTGTACATCCTGAAAGAGGACAACAATGGAGAGATGAACAAGAGAAATTATTAGGTGCAAAGAAAGCGGCACAGGAATGCGATTGTGACTTCGTATCTTCGGGTGATACAGTAATCGATCCAGAGTTGTTAATGTTTTATAAAGAATCATTTTGTCAAGACCCAATGGAAAAAACAGGGTTTGATGGAAACCTTTGGAGATGGGAATATCCAACTGCCGGTGGTTCTTATATGGTAATCGCCGATGTGGCCAGAGGTGATGGTTCGGATTATTCAGCCGCTCATGTTATGGAAATAAATACTTGTACACAGGTTGCAGAATATAGAGGTAAGGTTGATACAAAAGATTTTGGAAACTTTTTAGTTGAATTATCTACACAATATAATGATGCTTTACTTGTAATAGAGAACGCAAACATTGGTTGGGCTTGTATTCAGCAGGTAATTGATAGAGCATATAAAAACTTATTCTATATGAGTAAGGATTTAAAGTATGTTGATATTGAACACCAAATGAGAAACAAATATAGAGCCGATGAAAGACAGATGGTAGCCGGATTCTCAACAACTTCGAAGACCAGACCATTGATTGTATCTAAATTAGATGAATATTTTAGAGAAAAAGCAGTTGTAGTTCGTTCCAATCGTTTGATAGATGAATTATTTACATTTATCTTTATGAACGGTAGAGCGGAAGCTATGAAGGGTTATAACGATGATTTAACAATGGCATTTTGTATTGGATTGTGGGTTAGAGATACTGCACTTCGTTTAAGACAGGAAGGAATTGACCTTACAAAGAGAGCGATTGGTGGAATTTCATCTAACATGCAGCATGCCGGTGTATATGGACCTGCTGATAGAGATGATAATCCTTGGAAAATGAGGATTGGTGATGATTTTGAAGACCTATCACAATGGTTATAAAAATGTAGTGTTTTGACAAATAGTGATATTTATGGTATATGTCAAAATACAAAAACAAACCAAAATGATTAAATTAACAAATATCCTAAAAGAAGATGAATATGTAGATAAGGCATATTCTAAAGGAGACCAGCCAGCGGATAATCCAATTGATGATTATGATGAATTGGATGTAGAGCAAGAAGATATGGATGATTTTATAAATTATCTTAAATCTTACTCACAATCATTAGATGAAGCTGGATGTAATTGTGTTTATGAAGCGGAATATCAAGGTAGAGAGGTTAAGTTGGGTAAACCAATGGCAGGTGATGTAAAGAAATTTAAGGTATATGTTAAAAATCCTACAACTGGTAAAGTTATTAAAGTAAACTTTGGTCAGAAAGGAGTAAAGATTAAGAAAAATAATCCAGGTAAAAGGGCTAATTTTAGAGCAAGACACAATTGTGATAATCCAGGTCCTAGAACAAAAGCAAGATATTGGTCTTGTAGAAAATGGTAAAATAAATTATGGCAGAACAATTTCAAGACGATAGGAGTTTCTTTGGGAGGCTTAAAAAACTATTCTCAACTAATGCAATCGTAACCGTTGATAAAGATGGTAGACGTAAAGTTGTGGATGTTGAAGACCGTCAACATAATACAAACTTTGTAAACCTCAGAGATAGATATACTAAATTACAAAGGTCTTATTACGAAACCACACAGGGTGCACAATCAATGGCATATCATCAAGTTCGTAGAGAACTTTTTAGAGATTATGATGCTATGGACCAAGACCCTATCATATCTTCGGCATTAGATATATATGCGGATGAGAGTACCACAAAGAATGAGTATGGCGATGTAATTCAAATTAAATCAACGAATGAAAATGTAAGAGAAATACTTCATAATTTATTCTACGATATAATGAACATAGAATTTAACCTATGGCCTTGGATTAGAAACCTTGTAAAATATGGAGATGCTTTTATTGCATTAGAAATTATGCCTGGTAGAGGTATTATTAATGTAGCACCACACTCTGTATATAATGTAGAAAGATTAGAGGGTACTGACCCAAATAATCCTGATTATGTAAAGTATAAAGTTGAATTAGACCGTTTTGGTAAGAAAGAATATGAGCAGTATGAAATGGCTCACTTTAGAATGTTATCAGATACTAACTTCCTTCCATATGGTAAAGGAATGATTGAAGGTGCAAGAAGAATTTGGAAACAATTATCTTTAATGGAAGATGCGATGTTAATCCATCGTATTATGAGAGCACCTGAAAAAAGAATATTTAAAATAGATATCGGTAATATTCCACCAACAGAAGTAGATAACTATATGCAAAAAATTATCAATAAAATGAAGAAAACTCCATTTGTTGATAAAAACACAGGTGATTATAATTTAAAATACAATATTCAAAACCTTACGGAAGATTTCTTCTTACCTGTTCGTGGTAGTGATAGTGGTACAACTATTGATAACCTTAGCGGATTAGAATATGCGGCAATTGAAGATATTGATTATTTAAAACATAAGTTATTCGCAGCATTAAGAGTACCAAAGGCTTACTTATCTTACGATGAGAACGTTAATGGTAAAGCTACATTGGCTGCAGAAGATGTTCGTTTTGCAAGAACTATCGAAAGAATTCAACGTACAGTTGTTAGTGAATTAGCAAAAATTGCAGTTGTTCATTTGGCATCTCAAGGTATTGAAGATTCAGAAATGACAAACTTTGAATTAAGTTTAACTAACGCTTCTACAATTTACGAACAAGAAAAAGTTAATTTGTGGTCTGAAAAAGTTAGATTAGCAAGTGATGCGAAAGCACTTAATATGTTATCATCTGATTGGGCGTACCATAATATATTTGGTATGAGCCAGGATGAAATGGATGTTGAAAGAGCAAAAGTAATATTAGACCTCAAAGACCGTTTCAGACAGACATCAATTGAACAACAAGGACAGGACCCGGCAAATCCACCAGAACAAACAAACGTAGAAGAAGAAATCAGTAAACTAAAAACTGAAATCGAATTAAATAGAGGAGTTGGTAGACCTAGAGAAGGGAACACTTATGGTAAAGATAAACATCCATACGGTAGAGACCCGTTGGGAGATAAGGAAAACCACAAGGAGAGAAAAAGAGATGATAGGAACTTAAATACAAATGCTAAGAAGTTAGCAAGAGAATATATAAACGGAATTTCATCAAAAAAGACGGTTTTAAATGAAAAATCGGGTATGCTTGATGAAAAAAATCTATTAGACGATACAAAAATTTAATAAACATTAATTTGTTTATATTTATATGTGTTAGTTTATAGGGTAGAACAAATATAGGGTAAGTAAATGAAAAAAATTAAACATTCCAAGTTTAAGAATACTGGAGTGTTATTTGAGCTTTTAGTAAGACAAATAACATTGGAAGTTCTTAACGGCGATAAGACTGAAAACGCTAAAAAAATCGTAAAAGAGTTCTTTGCTCCAAATACGGAGTTAAATAAAGAATTACGCCTTTATGATATATTATTAAAAGAAAAATATAATTCTGAAACAAAAGCAGATAGATTGGTGGAAACCGTATGTGATGCACATGCTAAATTAAACCAGAATACACTTTCTAAAGAAAAATTTAATCTTATTAAAGAAATTTCGGCAAAATTTGAAATTGAACAATTCCTATCATCCCCTATTTCTAACTATAAAGTACTAGCTTCTATATACAAAGTATTTGAATCTAAAAGAGCAGAAGGATATGATATTAAAGATATCTTTAATTCTAAAATTACCCTAATTGAAAATATCACTTCAAAGCCCGCTATAAAAGCGCAACCAACGGAAGATAAGAAGTTGATTGAAACCTATAAACAACAAGACAAAGACCTACGATTACTTACCTATAAGATTCTAGTAGAAACTTTCAACAAAAAATACACAAATTTAGATGATTCTCAAAAGAATTTGTTGAAAGAGTATATAAACAACATCTCAAATACTACAAAATTCATAGATTATGTTGGAAAAGAATTACCAAACATAATTTCTGAATTAAATGGTATTAAATCAAAACTAAAAGATAAAGTTACACAAATTAAATTATCAGAAACTATTTCCGTTTTAGAAAAAATGAAAATTGGAAAAACTGTATCTGATGGACAAGTTTCATCTATTATGCTTTCTTACGAGCTAATTAAAGAACTTAAATCTAAAGTAAAATAATGGAAGCGAGAATTAAAGAAGCTATTCGTAAATACGTTAGAGAACGAAACATTCAAAAATCTTTGGATGAAATGTCAGTAACAGGTAATGTTGCAGGGTATGATACTCCAGCTGCATTCTCAAAGCCAGGACAAACTGCAAAGAAAAATAATAGATTAGCAAAAGTAAGTGGTGGTACTGTGGTGGACAATTTAGAAGAAGGTGAAAAAGCTTGGGCATTGGGAGATGTACCGGCTAGTAAAGATGAAGCATTGCCAATCAAACCAACTGCTGCTAAAGATATAGACGGTGGGAAGATAGCAGATATTAGTGGTATGATTTTAGATGAAAATCGTTGGTTAGAATTAAAAAGAGAAGAATCTTCACCAAAATCAAAAGTTGGTAGAGGTGTTTCTAATATACACAAACAACTTTCTGAAATAGAGAAGTTTGTTAATTGGTATTCTAAAATTAAGACTGAAAATGGACTTAAGAAAGAAGATTACTGGAAAAGAACAAACGCATCGTTATATAAAATCAGAGAAAGGTTAATGGGAATAACTGAAAAATTAAGAACTTTATAATATGCCTGCACAATCAAAAGCTCAACAACGATTTATGGGTATGGTCCATGCTGTACAAAAAGGCGATATGGAAGCCCCATCTAAAGAAGTTGAAAAAGCAGCAGATTCAATGAAAAAGAAAGATGCTAAAGATTTTGCATCAACAAAACATAAAGGATTACCTATGTACAAAGAAACTATATCAAAAGAAAGACTAAAAGAATTGGTTAAAGAAGTAATGGTTGAAGAAGCTGAATATCAAGCATTCTTTAAAAAAGCATTAGAAAAAGCTGGTAAACCTATTACTCAAATGAGTGATGATGAAAAGAAATCATTCTTTAATAAAATTGATTCTGCTTGGAATGGCAAGGGCGATAAAAATGAAGCACTTACTGATAAGCAAAAGCAATTGGATGTTGATAAGGATGGTGATATCGAAGGTGATGATTTAGCGGATTTAAGAGCCGGTAAAACGGATGAAAATTTATCAGCTGAATTACCAACTGCACCAATTCCTTCTGCAATTACTCAAAAATTAACACAAGCGCTTAGTAAAATAACTACAACTAAATTAAATCCAACACAAAAATTACAATTAGTAGCAAAAGTTGTTGATGGATTAGGATTGGATAAATCACAATTAAGTATGATTTCCAATAAGATTAAATCTAAAATGGAATCATCAACTAATATAAAGTAATATGAAAGGACTTTTAATAGAAACACACTTATTTGAAGGTAAGATAAGAGAAGATGAAGGTGGAAGAACCCTAGTTAAAGGTGTCTTACAAAGAGCTGGTGCTGAAAACCAGAATGGCAGAGTATATCCAAAACCTATATTAGAAAGAGAAGCTAAGAAATACTTAACATTCATTAAAGAACGTAGAGCATTGGGTGAATTAGACCATCCGGATTCTACCGTTATTAACTTAAAGAACGTATCACACAATATCAGAGAGATTTGGTGGGAAGGTGATGACCTTTGTGGGACAGTAGAAATTTTAGGAACTCCATCTGGTAATATTCTTAAAGAGTTATTAAAAGCGGGCATCCTATTAGGTATTTCATCAAGAGGTATGGGTTCAACTAGACCTATGAGTGGAAACAAAGTAGAAGTACAAGAAGATTTTGAATTGATTGGTTGGGATTTTGTTTCCAATCCATCTACACATGGTGCGTTTATGGTCCCAATGAATGAGTCCGTAAATCCACTAAAACAAATTGGTACTGATGTGTGTGGTGAATACTGCAAGGCACAGGATTTAATGAGAGAAATAATAACTGAAATAGCATAAAATGAGCAAGAATTTTGACATATACGATTATGTGCATAAAAATAAATTCAAATTAAAAGTTGAAGAACCAACGCACGTAACTAAAGTAGCTAAAGGATATAATGATATTCGTAAAACTGCTTTAAGTGAAGTAAAAATTAATAATGGTAAGTTTTCTATTAAAGAAAATTTAGACCAACAAACTGATAGAAAACTTTCTTTAGAAGTTAAAAAACACTTTTTGGAAATTATTTCAACTTATAATACATTCCAAAACCAAATGAAACGTAATTCGGATATGACTCAAGTTGCGGAAACATTGGGTGGAATTGTTGAAGCTGCAAAAGAATTATCATTAAGAGAAGCAGATGATTGGTTTGATGCTCAAACTGTAAAAAGAAATATGAGTGAGTTAGATAAGTTGGGTAAGCAATTTGATAAATTCTCAGTAGAAGCAAAAGCAATGGATGAAAGATTACATGCTTTATATGAAGATATGGGTCACATCTTAAATCGTTATTATGAAATCTCTGACATCCCAACTGATGTAATGAGAGAAAGACTTGCAATGAAAAAGAAATAATTATGATTCGTTTAACTGATTTAGCTGGAAAAGGTTCTTTCACTATGGGTGATAAGAAATTTGAATATGGTAAAGTTTATTCTAATCCATACGCAAGTGCATTTAAGCCTGTAAATGAAGCAGAAGGTGAAGACCACGAAGTTTCTATGGCAAACAATTCATTAGATACTATCATTAAGATGGCAACTGAATTAAAAGCAAAGATGGGTGAGAATGAAAAAGATATACCGGCTTGGATTCAAGACCACATTACTAATGCAGAAAACTTTATTTCACAAGCATCATCTAACTATCACGAATACGGACAAAACGAAGGTGTGGTAAACGAAGATTCAGAAACGAATAGATTAGAAAAATTAATTAAAAATTTAGAAGAAACAAATAAATTATTATTACAAAATCTTAATCATACTAAAAGTTTACCAAATAATAAAAAAGAAAATATTAAAAAATCAATAGCAGTAAATTTAGATTTAATTAACTATTATAAAAAATGGTTAAAGGATTATCAATCAGCTGCAAACGAATCATTGGTAAAAGAAGATTCACCTTGTTGGAAAGGATATAAGCAAGTTGGTATGAAAAATAAAGGTGGTAGACAAGTTCCAAATTGTGTACCTAACGAATCAATAGTTAAAGAAGCTGGTTTATATGGTGGCGTACCTAAAATGTATGTAAAATATTTAGCAGTACAAAAGAAAGTAAGAGAATTAGAAG